GTGCAGGAAAGATTGACTTCATTCCTGATGGCAATGCTGAGTTTACTAAAGGTATGGGCATGGATCTAGACATGTCTGTAGTTGGTTTTGGAACACGATCTCGTCGATATGCAATGATTGTGGATAATGGTGTCATTGAAAAAATGTTTGCAGAACCAGATGCAACTGAAGACGATCCAGATCCATATGGTGTATCGTCACCAGAAAGTGTAATGGAATATTTAAGTGGAAAGTATGAGTGAATTTACAATGAGTAAAGGACCGAGTAAGGATGGAACTTACAAAGGTGCAATGGGTGGAACAGAGATGATGATGAAGGGACTCAAAGATCGAGTCTCTTCTGATCTATTAGAGCAATTCCAAATTATTTGTTCTCGTGTTCGTGAGTTGGACGATAAACCTCGTATCCTATGGTTGCACGATCTCTGGAACGATCCAGAAGCACAGCATCTGAAAGACGAAGCATCAAGGAAACGATTTGAGAAATTGGTATTTGTTTCTAACTACCAGTTGTCTACTTATAGTATGGGTTTAGGTGTCCCTTATAGTGAGTCTGTTGTACTGAAGAATGCAATCGAACCAATCGAGTACAAAGACAAGAAAGATGATGTCATTCGTTTGATCTATCATACAACACCGCATCGTGGTCTTAACATTCTTGTTGCCGCATTCGAAGCACTTGCGGAAGATTATAAGGATAAAATTCATCTAGATGTATATTCTTCATTTGAGGCATATGGGTGGATTGAAAGAGATGAACCATATTATGATTTATTTGATCAGATTGAAAAACACCCACACATGACTTACCACGGTTACCAACCGAATGATACTGTCCGCAAGGCATTGCAAGAGTCGCACATTTTTGCATATCCTAATACTTGGATCGAGACATCTTGTATTGCCGCAATCGAGGCAATGTCTGCAGGATGCCAAGTTGTATGTCCTAACCTTGGTGCATTGCCAGAAACGACTAGTGGGTTTGCAACAATGTATCAGTACAATGAAGATGTACAGGCACACGCAAACTACTTTGCAAACATACTGAACCATGCGATTCGTATGCAGATTGAGGATAAGAATTTTAAACAAAAAATGCTTTTCCAAAAAAATTGGGTTGACAACAACTACAATTGGAATGTAAGATCAGAAGAGTGGAAAGCACTTTTAAAATCTTTATCTAGGAAATAGTTATGGCAGTCAAGAAGTTTCGCAAAAAACGGGTAATGACCGAAGAGCAAAAACAAGCAGCGGCAGAACGGTTGCGTGTCGCACGTGAAAAACGTATGAAGGAAAATCCTCCTCAATACAAAAACATTGCTCCAAAGGTTTTAGCATTATCAGACGAAGATGAACTTTGTATGAACAATGTTAGGAAGTGGATTAAGACTCAACGTGAACTTGCGTCACGATATAAACGTGAAGCAAAGCAAGGAATCAAAGATGCTGAAGCAAAACAAATTCGTTGCGAAAACTATGCACGTAATATGCAGAACTATCTTGAAAACGGCACATGGTTAGATATGTATTGGGGTGAGTTTGGGCAGAACAAAATTGGTTATGTGTGTAAACATATGGCATATGATGCCAATGGTGAACCCAAACGTCAGCATGGTGTTTTTTATCCAGACATTAATAAAATTTGGGGGGTTGACACAAACACAGATCTATGAGACTATATAAGAGTAGATAGATTATATGTGAGCACATATCATGATTTTGTTAGACTTGAATCAAGTAATGATCAGCAACTTGATGATTCAAATTAAAGGTAAGTCTGATCTCAATGAAGATTTGGTGAGACACATGGTACTGAATAGTATCCGTATGTATCGTCAGAAATTCGTCAAAGACTATGGAGAACTTGTCATCTGTTGTGATGATAAGAACTATTGGAGAAAAGATCTCTTCCCATATTACAAGGCACATCGTAAGGAAGACCGTGAGAAGTCTGATCTGGATTGGGGTGCTATCTTTGATGCACTCAATAACATCCGTGAAGAACTCAAGCAGTACTTCCCTTATCGTGTAATCCAAGTACCTCGTGCCGAGGCAGATGACATCATCGGTGTTCTTACTGAACGATACGGTGTACATTTAAGAAATGATGATTCTGAGAAGATTCTCATTCTTTCTGGTGACAAAGACTTTGGTCAGTTGCAGAAGTATGTGAATGTTGATCAGTTCAGCCCTATCACTAAGAAGTGGATTCGTATCACAGATCCTTTTCGATTCCTGAAGGAACATATTATGAAAGGTGATCGTGGTGACGGTATTCCAAACTTCCTATCCAACGATTCGTGCATTATTGCAAAGGAAAGACAGAAACCACTATCCAGTAAAAAGATAGAGTCGTGGATTGATCTGGAACCAGAGAAGTTCTGTGACGAAATAATGCTCCGCAATTATAAACGCAATGAAGAACTCGTAGACTTATCCTGCGTACCGAATGATATTTGCAATCAAGTAATACAGATGTATGATAAATATGAAGTACCGGAAAGGAAAGGTCTCTTGAATTATTTTATCAAGAAACGATTAAAACTATTGATTGAGCATGTCGGAGAATTTTGATGGCAAAGAAAAGTATGTACGAATTATTTAAAGAAGTCGAGAAATTAGAAACTCGAAAAGAGAAGATTGCTAAATTACAAGAGATCGGACATCCCGCAATTATTGTATTGGCATATACCTATAGTCCTCTTGCAAAGTGGTTATTGCCAGAAGGAACACCTCCGTACAAACCTCTCGTAGAGGGATCAGATGTTGAAGGACAGTTTTATGCAGAACTCCGTAGGTTATACTTATTCGTGCAGGGAGATCAACCTGCGCAAAGAAATCTCAAACAGACTCGTAGGGAGCAACTCTTCATCGGTCTGTTAGAGAGCATCGATCCTAAAGACGCAAAACTTTTGATCGGTATGAAGGACGGGAAGTTGCCATTCAAGGGTATCACTAAGAAACTCACGATGGAAGCATTTCCTGAGCAAACTAAAGATTGGTGAAAGTCAGATAAAAAACTAATATGGGTAGAATCAAAAAATCGTTCAAAGAGTATACTGAAGAAAATGAAGGAATTCGCAAGAGACCCCTTAAAAAGGAATCGAGACATCACTTCAAAAAACACCTAATGGATGTTGCGGAAAATATTGATAATGAAGATTGGGATGAACTAGAAGATGAGCTCAAAGACAACGGCATTCATCGTCGGTAATGGTGTAAGTCGAAAACCTATAGACCTACATGGACTCAAGACCCGCGGTGAGATTTATGGTTGCAATGCAATCCATCGAGAGTTTAGTGACTGTGATTATATTGTCGCAATTGATGATGGAATGATTAAAGAATTGACTGAAGAGATACATCCTCGCAGTCAGATAATCATTCCACCAGAAGATGAACGATGGGAGTCTGCGAAGTACAATTCTCGTCGTCGTCGTTCGAATGCAGGTATGAATGCAATGCTCGAAGCAATCCGTCGTGATAATACTAAACTGTATTGTCTTGGATTTGACTTTTTGCTCAAGGGTAGCATCTCAACTGACAATGTGTTTAAGAATACTCCTAACTACGGCATAGAAACACACGCAGTAGAAAGTGATAACTACTATCGTATCAAGTACTTAGAGTGGTTTATGAGAGACAATGCTCAAGTTCAATTCACTTTTGTGTTGCCAAATGCTAGTGAATTTGCTACACTAGATGCATCGAATGTCTCTGGAATCTTTGTAGAAGACTTCAAGAAAGACTTTGATTGCTAAATACTTTTACAATCCTCGTCAGGAGAATGATATGCCGATTGAATGGGCAATTATCTTTTTAGGTACTATTGTTGCGTGTGTTTACTTTTCTTATCAGTCTGGTCTGAAAGAAGGTGTCGTAGTTGCAACCGAACTTACCCTTGCACATTTAGAGCAAAGTAAGATCATCGAATTTGATAAGAATGGAAATATTCAACCAGTAAAAAAATAGTAGAGGTATATTATGAGTGATGAACAATTAGATATCGATCAGGATATCGTGTCTCTTTTGAGTCAAAAGAAAGATATAGATGAAATCGAAGATATTATTGCAGAGATGCACGGTGAGTCTTGGAGATCTCGTGTCGGTGATCTATTACACGAGATGTATGAGGAATAATTATGGGTGAAAAATATACCTTCCGTCGAGAGTTTACTGATATGTATGGAAAGACCCGTGTGATCGAGCATACATTAGAACCAGAAGGTCTCGGTGAAGTATTAGAAGATTTCATTTACTTTTTAAATGGATGCTCATTCTTATACGTCAAAGACTTAATCTGGGTAAAAGAGAATGGACAGGAAGAATCCGTTCTCGGATATGAACCTCGTACCGTAGAAGAGTTAGATGATATGACAAAACAAATGGAAGAAGTCGCACGACAACTATATTAGACTAATGTCTAATACGAAAGTTCTTGACCCCTCCAACCAGTGTGGTATTATTACCATATTGATTGAGAGGGGTTTTTTATGGAATACACACAGAACTACTACGATGTGATTTTGATGGGTGGCATTGTTGTTGCCGCTATTATTTACTTAGCAGTGAAGGGTGATTTAAAAAAATGGTAATCTCAAGTGGTCTAGTTAAACTGTGGCACAAACCTCGAAAGCAGGTTCGTCACACTATGTTTTTCTTTAACGACAAGTTTCCTATGATTGCCCACACCACGGCAGATCAAGTTTGTATTCTGTCCCAGTGGGTTGATCGTTGTATTGGAGTTCACCAGTTTGTAGTGGTGAGCAAGAGTGGTAGAGATTTAGATAAGCAGGTATGGTCATGATCGAACAATTGAAAGAAGTTACTGGAACCGTTGATGGGTTCCGTTATCCTGAGAACATGTACTATGTGGATAAGAAGACAGGCAAACTCGTTGCGTACTATCCAGAAGGCAACCCAGACGGTTTCGTCATCTACAAGAAACCTATGAAGTTTTTCAAGACTCGTCGCAAGTTTGAGACGATTGCTGTAACTAATGGACTTTGATTATGAATGGTAAAGACCCCTACGCAGATGCAATCACTTGGGTATGTGAGTATTATAAAATCACTAAGGAAGAATGCGTCGAGTATTATTGGGATGAGGTTGAATCAATGATGTCTATCCTTCCGTTATTAACGATAAACAAATACAATGAAAAAAAGTGAAAAAAGTTGTTGACCTTTGCGTCCAGTTTGCTATACTACCTGTGTTGATTGAGAAGAGAGAATATTATGTTGAAATATGAAAATCTTGCAGAAGTTGGTATGGTTATCCGTGGTTATGACTTCTGTGGTTCTAAGGGTGCTTACATCGAAGGTAAAGTGATCGCAAAGGGGGAAATCGTTGTTAACGGTCGTTACCACTTTGACGGTTACACCATCATCGTTGAGAAAGACGGTGCAGAGTTTGGACGTGAGGGTGAAGAAGCATACATCCCGTTTGAGACTAGCATGGACTACGATGGTCGTGTCGAGTTGATCGACACTTGCGATAATGATGCTGAGTATGACTTGGCAGTTCAGATGATGAAGGAGTGTGCGTAATGTTGCCTAAAGATTATATTTCAATGATGTATTGCGAGTTTGATGATGGAGAGGTTCTCTACTACAAACCGCATACAGTCAGTCTGCTTGAGTTTCTTGATGTTAGACAACTCTATCGTGTCGAACTTCCAAAGGATGCGATTGAGTTGAGAAACTCAAACAAAGATTGCCCCAACATGTATTGGGGGTATGGTTGGGTAGAACCAGAAGGAGATTTGTGTGTTTGATTATTATTTGGGTTATTATGATGGGCAGTTCGTCGCAAGGGTTGCCGCACTGTCTGAGCAAAGTGCAATAGACAAGATTGCACAATTCGTTGGAGTATCTGCATCTGCGTACTCTGGTAAAGCAAGACGATTAGTTACAGTGGTTAAAGTATGAAAAAGGTAATGTTGTTTGCGGGGTTGCTCGCACTAGGCGGTTGCTCGTCTTTGCCTATGATAGGCAACGGAGGGGTCGTAGAGATTGAAGAAAGTGAAGGTATTCCTGAGTGGTATATCGAATCGAACGAAGATACTGAAGAAGTCGTGTTCGGAACGGGAACAGGTTCAGCACTTGATCTGCAGTTTGCGATTGATAAGGCAATGCACCAAGCAAAAATTTCTCTTGGTGATAAGTTAAAAACTGTTGTATCTTCTGAAATGAAAGGGTATACTACAGACAGTAATGCAGAGATGCAGAAGACATCAAAGTCTGGTTACGCAAATGTCGATGTTTCGAAGTATCGTGTAGTCAACAAAGAAGTCTATACAGAGAAGGGTGTGTATCGTGTATACATCCAGTTGAAGTTAAAACGTTCGGACGCAGTAGTCCCTGATATGGAAAATATCTAATGTGGAATTTACTAATCTTTATCTGTGGTTGGATGTTGTATGTGTTTCTTCCTATGGAAGGTACCAACGACTTTGAAGATCGCATTGATAAAGATTGGGAACCAAAATACATTGTAGCAACAGTTCTTCCAGAGAATTATTTCCTCGTGGAGACTGAGGAGAAAACGGTATGCGACAACGGTATATGCCGAAATATATTATCAAAAACAATCAAATCACAGGTCGTGGAATGAAAGTAGTATTACATTATAGAACGAAGAATGGGCAGACACACGATTGGGTTTGCGATTATGGTAGACTTGACCACATCATAGAAGTGTGTTATGCTAAAGGATTGGATATTGTTGGAGTTGAGCAGTTATGAGTTATACAAACATTCGTACCGCAATGGGTGAGAATACCGTAGATAATGCGTACTATGCACGTTCACACGAAGTTCGTGACTATGATCCAGAATACGAAAAGTTGCCCATGTGGGATCAGTTGGGTAAGATCCTTGACAGTCAGGACAATCTATTCCCACGTGACGATGTGACTTGCGACGACGAAGTGGTAATCGATGGTGTCACTCCACGAGACTGTATGGATATTCGTAACCTTGCACTACAGTTTGAGAAAACAGAGACACGACTAGAGTTTCTGAAACGCATTCAACTATCTAAGAACCTAGAAGAGATCTTGGACTATGTTCGTTCAAATCGGTAGGTATAAGGATGACGACGAAGAACGAGATGTCAATGTCGTCATTCATAATTACGATACTTGGAACATGGATCATACCCTTGCGTTGATCGTACTTCCAATGCTCAAGCAACTCAAAGAAACTAAGCATGGTGTTCCCTATATAGACTATGAGGATATGCCAGAACATTTACAATACATTCGTCGTGAATGGGATCCAAGAGCAATCGGAGATTTATTTTCTGAACCCGGTGAATATTACAATGAGCAGGAATTTAACCGTCAAACAGAAGTTTGGGATTGGATGATGAATGAGATGATCTGGGCATTTGAGCAAATTCTTGACGACGATAACGACAAACAATTCTTCTCAGGCGTATCTGACATATACTGGGAAGAGTTAGAGAATGGAATGTCAGAAATGAAGTGGGGATCAAACGATACGTTTAAGGTTGACCGTGAAGGTTTGGCAAAGCATAACGCACGAATTGGAAATGGATTAACATTATTTGGAAAGTATTACAGGTCATTATGGGATTAAAAGATATAGATACAGAGAAGTTGATATACGAGTTGTTTGATAGACTCGACGACAATCTTTATGCACCAGAAAGAAGATATGATCCATATCTAGATCGTATCGAACGAATTGAAAAACAGACTTTGTGTCAGACACTACGTCTGGTTTATGAGGACTATAAAGATGTGGATTCTGATTCTAATAGTACTAACTAGTAAAGGACAATTGGTTACATACGAACAAGGTATATATGATTCGTGGAATGAATGCCATTCTTATAAGAAAGCATTGATTGAAGAGTTAGGTAGTGCTTATAGAGCAACATGTGTGGAGTGGTAGAATGGAATTTGTAGCAGGATTAATCTGTTGTTTATTTTTTTTATGGATGATGGTGAAATCTGAGGAAAGTGATGACGAGTGAATATAATGGTCTAATACCTGATATTCAAAAACCTGTAGAACTATCAGTCGAGTCTTGGAAGTATGGTACGGTAGAGAAAGGTAAAAGACAAGTTGACCCTTTACTAAATTGGGGGTGCTTTACTTTAGGTTTCTATTGTGATCAAATAGTTGATTATGTGTATTCAAAAATGAAATACACTAAACCAGATATCGCAGAGACAATCTTTAAAGAAGAACCTATTCGACTTAACGACATTGCTTTTGAATTGCAAAAGAAGGTATATGATATCAGTGGTGGATACAACACTTTCTATTCATTAAGTGGTAGTGATGCAAATGAGGGTGCGATAAAACTTGCATTCGCATATCACCAAAGTAAAGGTGATGAAAGGAAACTAATTGTTTCGTTTGATGACAGCTATCACGGCAGTACATTTCTCAATCACAATTTAGGGTACTCTTCATTAATGAATGATCCTTTTTATGGAATGGAAAGATATCATAATGTGGTTAATATCCCAAAAGACTTTGATGTTGACAGTATTGATTGGTCGAATGTTGCATGTATTGTTGCAGAAACTTATTCCTATAAAGAACTTCCGGAACCATCTGATGGAAGTCATTGGGAAAAGATATCAAAAATTCAAAAAGAGCACGGTGTACTTTTAATCGTTGATGATATGTTCTTTGGGGGTGGGAAGACGGGAACATATTGTGGTTGGAAAAGTTTGCCAGTTAGTCCAGACATCTGCACAATGGGGAAAGCAATCACTGGTGGATTCTTCCCTCTTAGTATGGTTTTGTATTCTGATAATGTTAAGAACACGTTACCAGAAAAATTCGAATGGAATCACGGGTTCACTTATAGTTTCTACTATGCAGGTATTGCATCCGCATTGAAATATATAGATATCATAGAAAATGGTTTGTTAGACAACCACGAAAAACTAGTAAAGACTGCAATTGACACCATTGAAAAATGTGGTTATACTGTAGTAAACAACTATGGACTTCTTTTCTTTTTGGCATCGGAGGATTCGTACCATTCATTGTTAGTTCCGATTAATGCGGATAGAGAGTATTTTAACGTCCTTAGAGAAAACTTGGAGTCTAATACACTGTATAGTATTGAGGAAAAAATGTATGAGTAAATATATAATGGTAGATACTGTATCGATGTTTCGTATGCGGTATTGTGTGGAAGTTCCTGATGATTTAGAGAACTGCACTTCCGAAGAGTATGCAAAGGATACTGTGACCTGTGAAGACGCAAAGGAGTTCACACAAGATCACCTAGATGAGGTAATTGTGTCAACCCGTGAAGTGACACTTGAAGAAGCACTCGCACAGTATCGTAAGGATGAACCTGTACTTGGTGAAGCATGGGATGATGAGATTATTATCAAAAACTCAATAACTCCTATCGGACATAGTGAACGAGAGAAGATTGAAAATGAAAGATTCTGATATTCTCATACCAATCGCCTATGGGTTTATCCTTGGCATGGTTGCATTAGGCATTGTTGGTTTCGTACGGGACTTTATATTATGACGTTACCATATGAACGAAAGAACGCAGTAGTAAATACTGAACGGTTTTTATTAGACTTGAGTAATCCGAGAATTACTAAAAGAATACCTAAAGAAATTCGTGATCGTGCACGTAGTTTATTGAGACATTATCCTACAGACCTTTATATGGAAATGGCGGCAGAACAAGCACCTGATGTGTTTGGAGGTTGGAAGTGATCTCATATTCAACTAACTGGATGGGTGTTGCTAATATTCAGTGGTACGAGGAGCGTGGACTGACCAAAACAGTGACACATGTTGTTCAAGAGGACAGTATGCTTGTCGATATGGGCAGGTATAAAGTCGGTGATACTTTTGAACGACAGGAAGTCGCCGAAGATTATTCGACAGGTCGTATTGACATTCGGAATGTTCCAGGCGATGATTATTGGAACGGTTGGTATGAGTATAGTCTTGCACCTATGCGAACCGAAGATTGGAATGACTTTGGTGATTGGTTAGACGACTTTGAAACAGAAGAACTTTGGGAGTTCGACGACATCATCGCAAAGTATGAACAAGACAGCGGTAGAAAGATTCGCTGGGCAGATGACATTTGGTATAAGTGCTATGAGTGTGGATTGGTAACTGACTTACGAGTAACCAAAGAGCATATCCACAAAATGGATTGCACAAGGAAATGAGAGGATGAGTGAAATACCAGGAACTATCAAGAACATGGAGCACGAGACACTTCAAGAGTATGCTTGGTGGTTATTCAAGAGAGTGGGTGAGTTGGAGCGTGAGCGAAAGTTCTCAAAGGTATCTCGTCTTGAAGTGATTGGATCAGAAAGTCGTGAGTATGTTCGATACTTCAATAAGGGTGAGTTTATGGATTGGGATTTACAAGATGATGACCGCACATTGAAAATTTTTATTGATAAGGTGTAAAGAGAATGATCGACAAACTAACAGACGCAGAGATCGAAGAACTCCAAGCAAAGAAGAAGCAAATCCGCGATGAACTCTATGATAAGGTGAAGATGGAAATGTTTGAGGCAAGTTCCGCATTAGAAGGAGTACCTCCAGAACAAGGCATTACGCCAGACGCATGGGTAATCATCGAAGTCAAGACTCCCGCAGGACAGTTTCAGAAGATTCTTTCTGGTTGGACTGGTGGTTATCTCTATGGAGACAGTTGGCGTATGAGCAGTCCAATGAAAGAACTCAACATCAAAGTCAATCAAGACTTCTTCACGGTTGCAACTGACAGTGGTTCGTGTTATACTTTATGGAAGAGTCGTCAAGGTTTGCGTAAGAGCAATGGTGATATTTACAACAAACTCAAAAAAAAGTTTGGTGACATGGTGGAGATAGTAGAGTTATGAGTATTTTATGTTTTAATGGTGCGATTGAAGAGATTGAATCTGGTTCGGGAACTTTGGGATTCAAGATTCTAAAGCAACTTGCCGATGAAGGATACGAGCAAGCAGAACTTCATGTTGGGTGTGCGTATCTGTTAGGTGTATTACATCACAGAAAAGGTATGTTTAAGGTGAGAAAAAATATGAAACTTGCTGTGAAGTACCTTAGACAGTGTGCCTTTAAAGGCAATCCAGATGCTTTACATAACCTTAAAGAAATGGAAAAGAACGGTGACTTGACCGATTATGTAGTGACAGGTGAACCAAAGTGAGCGAGAAGAAGTATCAATTGATGATTGATCCGACCCCTCAGGGTTGGGCATATGGATTTCCTCGACCACTGCCAGATGAAGCAGTCGATGAAAACTTCACAATCAAAACGGATTTTGATTTGACTGAATGGGTTTGTAGTTTTGGATATCCAGAGGATAGTTTTCAGTATTATAGATTGTATCCGTACGAAATAGAAGATGAACAGGCAGAGAATATGTGTGGTGGAGTTGGTGAGAAAACCTGATCGAGTCGCAGATAACAAATCAACGATGCCTTATGGGGATAGTGTGTCTGCTCCTGCGATTACGGTAATCGACACTGAGTCAACTTATAAGTTGCCTAAGACACAAGAAGCATCACATAAGTTGCGTAGTCGATATGAGGAACTGCAAGAAGAGTTTCGTAAACTTGTCGAAACCTCTGATGATACACAGCGTATGTACAATGCGTCAATTAGTTTCGTGCCTATCGTTGGTCAAGTGTATTATCTGTATCAACGAGAGAATGGTGAAGAATGGGTAAGTATGGTTGAACCGGAAAAATTTAACGGATACTATCACGAGTTTGTAGGCAGTTACCGTTTAGCAACAGATTCAGTATGGATTAGAGTATGACACGTAGAGAAGAGTTATTAACTATTTTAATGGAAGAGTGTGCGGAAGTAATTGTTGAATGCTCAAAGATCAAACGGTTTGGGGAGTCCGCAGTCTATAATGGAGAGACTGCAATGGATCGTCTAGAAAAAGAACTCGGTGATTTATATTGCTTAGTTGATCTTTTACACGGTGAGGATATGATCTCATACACCAAGTTGGATGAGTATGCAGGAATGAAGCATGAAAAATTAAAGAAGTGGAGTAATTTGTTTTGACGTTTAAATCATATTGTTATGAAAAGTGGTTACAGTATCAAGAAGAGACTTGCGAGTTTATGAGAGGCAAAGGATACAATCATGAGTGCCTAGAGTGGCCTGAATATATTGCGAAACATAAATGGTGGTTAAGACGGTTGTATCGTGCTGAGTACAAAACATTACAGAAGGAGTGGGTATCCGATCATGTCAGATCTATTTCCACCAATCTATGAATCGGCAAGAGTCAATACTCGATACGATCCCATACCTAGAACAGAAGTCAGTTCAAACAAATCTTATCGAGTGTTCAACGATAAACAAATAATTGACGAAACAGTGTTGACAACCTATGATAGAAGTGGTAATCTAAAGACTGTAATTAATAAATCACAGATGGTAGATTATTTCGCATGAACGTATTTTATTTAGACAAAGATCCTAAAGTCTGTGCAGAGATGCACTGCGACAAACACGTAGTCAAAATGATCATTGAGTACGCACAGTTGCTGTCTACTGCGCATCGTGTACTTGATGGCGAACCTTATATCGATTCGACTGGTTCTCGTCGTATTCAACGATATCGTCTTCAAGATTTTCGTGAAGATGCTTTATACAAAGCAACTCATGTGAATCACCCATCAGCAGTGTGGGTTCGACAGAACCACAACAACTATCTATGGTTATCTCAACTGTTCCATGCTCTGTGTGATGAGTACAGGCACCGTTACGGTCGTGTACACGCAACTGCAGAGAAGTTATATGGTGTGCTTACTACACCTCCAAAAAACATTCCTAATGGGTTCTTTGAGGAACCACCACAAGCAATGCCTCCAAGTTGTAAACTAGATCGTGTTATTGATGCTTATCGTAACTACTATATAATAGAGAAAGCAAGTTTCTGTAAGTGGACTAATAGAATGATACCGGAGTGGTTTAGATATGCCGATGTATGACTTTGAAGATACTGATACTGGAAAAAGGTTCAGTCTTGAACTCAGTATTTCAAAACGAACTGAATACTTAGAAGAAAATCCCCACATCAGACAAATCCTAAGTGCACCGACACTGGTGCGTGGAACTAACTATGGGAGTAAAATGGATGACGGTTGGAAAGAAAATCTTGCGCGCATCTCGGAAGCACATCCGAACTCTGAGGTTGCAAAAGAGCACGGAAGAAAATCAACAAGCACAATCAAAACAGAACAGATCCTTAAAAAACACAACTTTGGAATAGATAAGTGAAAAAACTATATTGGAAATGGGATACTATCCATTCTCCTATTGAAAATTATGATATGAATGTTGAAGATTTTATTCAACCATGTACTCCCCAATCCTCTGCTTGGTGGTTAGGACTTCCAAAGTTTACTGAAAATGTAAAAAATATATGGATTAATAGAACAAGAGAAAAACACATCAACATTGCGGAACCTCCATTTACGGTATCGAATAATGTATCAGAAAAACCCTCTACTGTCAAATCATGTCCGGGAATTTTAGAGATATTTAAGAAATCGTATATAGTAAAGTGTCCCCACGATCTTTCTATTTGCATTACAGAAGATATGAGAATGGAATCATACTCACCATCTGCCGCAGGGGTAAGTATACAAACACATCCATTCAGTCAACTAAAATCTTCTTACAATATGTTTGCAGAAAGAATTAATATAAAATTTATGATTCCGATATTGATAACATCAGATTTGCCTTATGTATTTCTTAATCCAACTTATCATTGTAATAACATATGGGATGTAATGCCCGGTGTTGTTGACTCTCCTTGGAATAAAGATATTCAACTTAATGTAAACACCTTGATAAATCTCAAAGATCTTGAGTTTAAAGATGGTGTCGCAGAAATTTCTATAAGAGAAAAACAACCATTATGCTACATGTGGTTTCCAGAAAAAACTAAACTAATACACTCAAACAAAAAACCAAAACAAAAGACCTTCTTAAAATTATGATATTTAATCACAAAGAATTCGCAATCGAAGAGTTGAAGACGGAGACCGTTAATGGAAAACGATTCTACAAAACACCGAAAGGCAACTTGCCCTCTATTACAACGGTCTTGTCGATCTTGTCGAGAGATTCTATCAAGGCATGGAGAAAGAGAGTCGGTGAAGAAGAAGCAAATAAGATATCGACTCGTGCGTCCCGTCGGGGCACCTCGGTACACAAAATGTGCGAAGACTACATCAACAACGAATTGGATATCAAGAAGTTTCAACCAGTCGACAGAGAAACCTTCCAGAATATCAAACCTGTTCTTGATACACACCTCAACAATGTATACGCACAAGAAGTTCCTCTCTGGTCTGAGTATCTCGGAGTCGCAGGGCGTGTTGACTGTATTGCTGAGTGGGATGGACGATTATCAGTAATCGACTTCAAGACATCACGTAAAGAGAAGAAGAAAGAATGGATCAGTAACTATTTCCAACAGGCATCCGCATACTGTGTGATGTGGGAAGAACGTACTGGTATACCTATTGACCAAATTGTAATCGCAATTGCAGTAGATGACTGTCCTCCACAGGTTTTTGTGGAAAAACGAGACAACTATATAAAAGAGTGTATACAGACAATTGCGAGATACAAAGATGAGCAACAAGTTCTTTGAGTCCTACGAAACTGCGCAGATTGGAGAGTGGTTAGTCAAAGTATCCAAGTTGGATGGTCAGGTTATGGCATTCGTATGGAACCCAATAATATGTGAATCGGCAATTGATTGGTTTGATTCAGAATATGAGGCAGTTCTATGGATAGACTATATGACCGCAAAATATGTATAAATAGTAAATAACTTGGAGTTTCGAGGACACTCGGCAACAGAAGTCCCCACCCATTCAAAAAAGGCAAAAACATGAGATATCTAATTGCACTCATGTTGTTATGGACGACAGCATCACTCGCAGATCACAATGGCATTTCATTTGACGAAAAACAATTACCTATGTATTGTGGTGATACTGAACATGTTCTTGAAGGTATCAGAGATAAATATTCAGAAGAAGTTGTTATGATGGCACCAAGTCAAAATGGTCAAGGACATGATCTGTTTCACTCTTTGTGGATTAATGCAGGATCAACCACTTGGTCATTCATTGTAGTGAACAAACAAGTTGGTGTCACCTGCATTATTGCAAGTGGGGATAATATGAGAATGATGTTACCACCGGGGATTTAACTTTTAAAGTCACCTTTCTTGAGAAACCATTCTCGCATCTCGATGCATTGCCCTTCAAAGAGCATACCGTCGGATGCGACGAATTTAAATCCATAGTCTGAGTTCACAACATCCATATTCGCAACAGTGTTTACAAATGCAGAACATTCTTCATAAGATGTAAACACTCGATCCGATATATCTTCAAGTCCACCGTTAATCGAAAATACTAATAAAACTTCAATCATATTCTTGCATTCCGTTTTCTGTGACCGTTCCATGCAACAAAACCACCAATACGCAATGCCCAATATGCAAGATAGTTTAATAGATGAAATCCGTTCTGTTCGATGTTGATATCTCTAAAGATAACATCTGCTTGTCTTTGTGACAGAGTGCCTAGTGTCAATCCGTCTCTTCTTAGTAGTGTTTGATATTTATATGCATAATCATGAATCAAACCACCCATCAACAAAACACCAGTTGGTGACAACCATGCGGCAAGAAACTTGGGTACCGACGCACCGTCAAATTCAAAACCTGCAGGGATAACATACTTGTCTCCATGAATAGTATATTCAAAATCCTTTGCAATTCTCCACTGACGTACACCCATAAACCACAACCAAATCGCACCCCAGAATCCTTTACCTGCAGTGTCAATCTTAATCGGTTGCATATGCGGCATCTCTTTATATGAGAATCCAATGAGTTCTTTTTTGTTGTCTACACCAAACAGATTAGCAACCCATCCGATAAGAATGACAACACCAACGACAGTGAACTGCCACCAAGTTACTAGTTGATCTACTACAAATTCTATCATAGACTTCTCCATTTTTGTTTTATTATTTTTTTCTTTTCTTCAAAGTCATCACGCACCTTCTGTATTCTCTCAAATAACAGTTGATGCCGATAATCGTATTTCGGTTCTTTAATTCTTCTTGATCTTATCACTTGAGTGAAATTAACCATAGTAGTAACCAAATTGCACCACCGACAACAGCAAGACATGCGAGTCCCGCACTTCCATATACTAAAGTGTCTTTAATGAGTTTCTTCTTTGCTTTTGCTTTTTCTTCTTGACGTTTGCGTTCGTTTTCACGCATCATTTTTCTGTTTTCAATGAACTTGCAGTAATCATCCCAAAGTCCGGGTCGTCCATTATAGATAAACATTTGCTTGACTTCAGCTTCATGGCGTTTGATGTCTTCTAGAGCCCAAAACGCCTCCATGTCACCATCTGCGGCATTTTTTTGAAGTTCGTCTTTTGCATCTGCAAGTTTAGTAAGATCTTTGCCCATCTGACCGACGGACTCGACGTGGCCCGCAAACTCTTTAATGGCACCGATTGCCTCGTTTGCGATTTGAATTGCGGCGATAGCTTCGAAAATCATGAGTTCTTCCTTCTGTGACTCATGATATAAAAATAATGAAGGGGATTTCAATCAAATGATTAGAGATACTATTTATAAATATCGAACTTGACTAAACCATTACTATGTGGTATATTAATTAAACAGTAGTATTACATAGGAGTAATAAATGTTAGACCTAATGACTACTCAAAAATTTTCTTTATTGATAGAAAAAGTAGTCCAAGAAAAAAGAATACCTTATATGGATGCAATAGTTTGGTATTGTGAAAAAAATGAAATGGAGATTGAAGTTGCGGCAAAATTATGTAATAATGTGATCAAAGAAAAACTAAGATATGAAGCAGAAGAACTGAACTTTTTGGAGAAACCTGCACGACTACCTTTATGAGTGATGAGATGAGTGGATTTCAATGTTATGAAACTTGGAATGCGGTGAATGCGCATTTCAAAGGACGGTATGATTTTTTTAAGTACCGTGGAAAAATGAGAACAAAACCTGAATCTTACGAGGCAAGGAAAGATAAATATATTTTTGAGAAGGCATCTCGTCGTTTTAAAAGAGATGACTTCATCAAGTACATCGTCGCACTGATTACTGACCGATCAACCGAAAATGGATGGTTAGGTGATATGTTGAATGCAAAGAATGAAATTGCATACAAGAAGTGGAAAATGAAAATTGAGTCGATGTCATATATCTTCAAAGAAGAGATGCAATATCTCAGTGAGAAAGAGGAGAAGTTTGATAACCTGCTTGTGTATAGAGATGGGAAGCACCCACTGATTTTTCGTCTCTATCAAAGGGGTAAGGTGTCACTAGAGACTTTGATCATCATTGATGATCTGGTACACTTTACCAAGTATTGGTCAGGCAAGAATGATATTATTATGGATGATGTGGTAGAACTGATTCATAAGTACCGTCCTTTCCTGTACCATTTTACTGATGCGTCAAGTGATAAATGGAAACAAATAATATTGGAGACTTTCAATGATTAGAGAAGCACTAACAAATCTAGGTGATGTTCGTTCACGCATGTTCCGTGAGTTGCGCAAGAATCTCAATTGCGAACTTTTCGACTTACAGAATGAGATCTCGACATTGAAAAAGGAGAACCAAGAACTCAAAACAAGAATCAAAGAACTTGAAGTCAACTGGTCGTATGCAGTTTCTGAACTCAGAAAATTTAATGACGACGGAAAATAACTAAATATAAGGGTTGACACCATCCCCTAATTGGTGTAATATATAGAAATACATTATGTATAAAGTGGATACGAAGTTAATACATCGCAATACAAGGAAATACGATTATGGCAAATTCATTTGCAAACCTCAAAAAGTCCCGTTCATCTTCATTGAACAAACTCATCTCTGAATCAGCAAAACTATCTGAAGGTGGTGCACCTCAAGGTAGTGGTACTGAAGACCTCGTATGGAAACCAACTGTCGACAAGGCAGGTAATGGTTATGCAGTTATCCGTTTCTTACCAGAAGCACAAGGTGAAGAATTGCCTTGGGTACGCATGTTCGATCACGGGTTCCAAGGTCCGGGTGGATGGTACATTGAGAATTGCCCTACCACATTAGGTGGTGAATGCCCTCTCTGTAAGAAGAACAACGAACTCTGGAACTCTGGTCTAGATTCTAACAAAGACATTGCTCGTAAGCAGAAGCGTCGTTTGTCTTACTACTCTAACATTCTTGTTGTCAAGGATCCATCAAACCCTCAGAACGAAGGTAAGGTGTTCTTGTACAAGTATGGTAAGAAGATCTGGGATAAGATCAATGATCTTATGCAACCAGAGTTCGAAGACGAAAGTCCAGTAAATCCATTTGATTTCTGGGAAGGTGCTGACTTTAAACTCAAGATCCGTCAAGTCGACGGTTATCGTAACTACGATAAGTCTGAGTTCGATGCACCATCAGAACTATTCGACGGTGATGATGAGAAACTTGAAGAAGTATACAACTCTCTCAATCCTCTTCAGGATATCGTTGCACCTGAGAAGTTCAAGTCGTTTGATGAACTTTCACAGAAGTTAGATCGTGCTCTCGGAGTTTCTGCTCCTGCACCTCGTTCTGCTTATGCGGAAAACGTAGTAGAAGCACCAGTCGCAAAGACTGCTTCTGCTCCTAAGACCGATGAGATCCCTTGGGATACAGGTACTACTGACGATGATGACGACAGTTTGTCATTCTTTGAAAAGTTAGCAAACGAATAAGTTACAATGCCATTGTAGCACGGGGGACGCAATGTCCCCCTTTTTTATGAGAATCCGTTCATCGGATCATCGACAACTGTCTTAGGTGCACTGTTGTTAGTTGCACCGCCACCCATATTAATATGCTGAGAACGACTATTGTTATTCGTCGTCTGCATTGTTGTCTGTGGTGCGTTGACTGTTGCAATGACAGGTTTGCTTGATTGTGATTCTTGTACTGATGCAGTCTTCTGTGATACTGTTGATGCAGAAGTTCCTCCCGCACCCATTTGCGCATTACCCTCGATCTGTGGTTTGATCGCAGTACCAGATTTTGCATCAATATTAAATACCGATGCAATTTGTTCGGCAAGAAAATCAAATGGTGATGCAAGGAAATCCGGAAGGAAAGATTTTCCTTGAATCCACTCCGAAACTCCTGCGAAGATTGCATACAGCTTCTCACCGATAAAGTCAATGGGGTTCGGTAGGTTCGCAACAATACCTTTGATTGTTCCTCCCGGATTACCAATCAACTCTTTAACGAATGTCTTAATACCGTTGTAAGCACTATTGAATAGTTCAGTAATACTAAAGTCTTTGACTGCTTTCTCTGCGTCTTTACTGAACAGACCAACGAACGGTGCGACGATGTATTCACGCAACAAGTCGAGTGGTTTCGTAAAGAATCCTCGGAAGACTTCAAGCAAACCTCCTTCAAGTCCTGCAAGTACAGAACCTTCGCTTGATGTATAACCTTCCCAAAATCCTACGATGAAATCATACAATGCGAAAAATGGTGTGAGGATAATTGAAAACTTACCTACGATACCCAACACAGATTTCAATGGTTTTAAAACTGGTTGTATAAAATCAAACAAACCAGAGATTACGGATCCAGTTGTTTTAAAGAATCCACCAATTGTATCAAATACTACTCCTCCTAGGAATCCTAGAACTGCTTTTACTGGTTGTAGCAATTCACCAAGTATACCACCCGTAGTCTTTAAGACTGTTGCAACTCCACTAAAGAACTTGCCAATAATACCTGCTTCTTTTGTTACCTTTGATACATCGTCAGTTGTAGTAAATAATCCTCTGACAAAAGATGCTGTTTTGGTGAAGAACACCACAACACTATCCATCATAAAAGTAATTGGTGCAGGGATACGAGATTTAACTGCTTTTAGTGCATCATCAAACAGTGTAGTCAATGGTGCAGTAATGCGTTTAAATAATTTACCAAAGTCTTCTGCGATCTGTTGAGTGATCGTCATTTTGCCCTTGATAAATTTCCCTGTGACAGGATCTCGCATCTGTCGTCCATTTGGATTGATACCAAACTTAACTAAGATTGCATCCCGTAATGCCATGAATCCAGAAGTAATTAATCCCATCGTAATAGGGAACTTCATCTTCTTGAAATCGTCTGCGAGTGATGCGAGTCGTCCTGCTAATTTAGATTGTTGTACAGAATTGCGCACACCTCTTGCGGCATTAGCAACCATTTCAAATGGTTTGAGTATCATTCTACCCAACCCTTTGAACAAGTCCATTGCTTTAGAACCAAGTTTGAATGCAACGAATCCTTGAATTGCTGTTGCGACTTCTTCTAATTGTGTTTTAAGTGCGATTGCCGCGGCACCAAGTGCCGCTGCTAGAAGTGCGAGTTCTAATCCTTTTGGATCAAAACCTAATAAATCTTTTAGAGAAAGTTTTTTGTTTTTGTTGTCATCGAGTCCACTGCCCTTATCATCTTTCTTCTCACGCAGTGCTTCTATCAACAGTCCCTCACGTTGCTTTTCTAATGCTTGCCGTGTTTCTTCCAATGCCAACCCTTGCAAGAGAGTTTCACTGATAGACTGTAACAATCCAGTATTGATTTTTAGTTGCTGAAAAGTGTTTTCACCGACTGCAAGAGTCTGATTATTCAACTTATTGATTGCATCTTCAACATCAGATTGTGGGACTGTTGGTAGATTTGCCATTTACTTTTTGCCTTTCTGCGCAATAGCGTCCGCACCAAAGAAAGCCGATACTAGCACAGCGATTGATGCAAAGTAAGTTGGAGCGATATCTGCAATCAACTGACTTGCTGTCTCCAATCCGAGCAGTGATGTTAACGCAATACCGATTGGATAGATAAGTAATCCAATCAATGCAAACCATGCCATCTTGCGAATAGCGTCACGTTGTGCGTCTTTGTCTTCCAGTTCTTTTCTTTTAAATTCCATATACATTTCATGTTCTTGTTCAGTAACAACACCATCACCGTTAGTATCTGCAGGATGGTATCCTGCCTTTTCGATTTCTTCTGTCATGTTTACCTCTGTTTTAGTTTTTCTTCTTCTTCTTCAAGGTAGTTTTTCAACAGAGTGACATAAATGTCACGTTCAAACGGTATCATATTATCTAGTTCTGTCAAACTATATTTATGATGTTGCATCAATGCGAAGTTCAATTGATAAAAATTGCCCAACGAATCATGACTAAGTGCTACATAAAAAAACTGTTGAGTCCCTCCAGTTTCACGGTATCATTTTCTCCACACTTTTTACATGTCCATTTGATGTCGTGAGTAAGTTTCGGAAGATTTTCAAAGAAAGAAGTTACTTTTTGGAAAGCACTTTGATTTAACCCACCTAACCACTCAACCATTTCATCTACTGTAAAGTCTTGATATACATTATTTTGATCATAAATAAATTCTACACATGATGCGATCATTTTAAACATTCCTTCCGGAGAACCTGAGTCATATCTGGTCGCATCGGCAATTGTTGGATAACGAAGTTTGGCACCGATATCATCGGTCAATTGCACCTTACCATCTGTGATATCACCTTTTACATTGATATCATCGAGATTAATTCTAATTTCTGTTTTGTGGTCGCAATCTGAATCTGTATGAGATATTTTAAGATCGATCATTTCACCGACAGATTTACCACGAAGTTTTAAAAACAGATACTCGATGTCAAACACTGCGAGTTTATTAACATCGACATCTGTAATAATGCAATCCTCTAGGATAGTAAGAATTGCATGTTGAATTTCTTTATCTTCTTCTCCTTCCATTGCCATAAGAAGAATCTTTTCTTCTTTGACTAAGAATGGACGGTATGCAATTTCCTGTCCTGTTGAAGGAATTGTTGTATGGAACTCCGGAGTTCCTAGTGATGGTAATGTCATGATAATCTCCTAATCAATATTAATTATATAAGGTTTGCTGATTTTGCTATTTTGCCGACTCTACCTAGATCGATGTTAGCACTTGTGCCGATTGCACTATCAAATCCGATATTACCTAGTGAATTTCTAAAGCTGGCAGAGATTCCTGTCTTATCAAGACGTAGTGAGAATCCTGATCCAAGTCCCGGTTGGTCTTGTTTTTTGAATACGCATTTATAATTTCTATATGCAAAGGTAACAGTAAGTTTTGCGACAGACTCATCTGCCCAATTCATAGCAACCCCACCAAGAATCATAGGGTATGCTTGATTTAATGTGTGAATTGATCTTAAATCACCTCCTTCACCGAACTGTCGTATTTCAACTGTACCAACATAGTCGTCGTAATATCCTACTGCGAACTTTGTCATACCACCAAAACCATTAAAGTCACTGGAAGTGCTTCCTCCCTCAAAAGCACCAGTTCCCAAAATTGCCTGATGCCATTTTTCAAAGTATTCCTTTTCCCTCATATCTTCACTCAGAAGGAAAGACATTGTAACATCAGTATACACTTGATTGTATGCAACTTTTGCAACCGGACCATAGTTACCGAATCGTGTCTCTGCGGTAGTAATAGTTCTTCCCGGAAGTTCCGCAGTGTCGCAACGATGAATCATTGCTCTTTCGTCACCATCGACACCCGTGATCTGTACTTCAAAGTGCGATGTCTTTGCTGTTCCACTCTTTGTTAATTCTGATACTATGTTTTGTATATTGAATGGCATTAGATCATTTTCCTACTATCTTTCCATACGGTCGACTTGCTTGCCTTTTCGAATCGTTCTGTTGGCAAGAACAATGCGATATCCCACTCAGCAGACGAAACCTCCACAACCCGTGACTGTACATGATTAAATAGGTAATGTTTAAATGTGGGTTTAAAGTAGTTATATTTAGACGCACCATTTAAGATCTTATATGACATTTCTAGTCGTGTATCTTCATTATACTTTTTGTCTGATGCTAACTCATACAAACGATCCATTAACACTGCACGAAGTCTTGGTGGTAGATAGTGTAAGTTGATACCGTGGAATCCACCTTTTGCAGGTTGGACGAAAAATATCAATGGAAATCTATCGTAGTACGGCAGATCTGCTTTTGTCTTTGGATCGTAGAAAAACGTGAGCATTCGTCCCGGACCGAGACGGGGTTTTCTTTTATCTGAACTATCGATGATGTTTTTGGGGTACGCAGCGTTAGACCGTGATTGCCGTGCTTTTTGACGGAACCAGTCTCTTGCTTCTTGAGATCGTGCAGGGATCTGTCCCTGACGGACACCTCGTGCGAGGATTTCATCGAATATTTGTGCCATACCCTATTTATAAGACTTTCCGTAGATCTCTTGTTCAGTCCAGATAACAAATTTCCAATTTCGATCCTTACAATATTCTTCTGCGTGTTTCCATTTTGCCTGATTTGTGCCCCATGTTTTTACCTCGTATAAATAGTTCTTAGTGATGCGTTGTCTTACTTTTGGTTCTCGTGTCTCTTTCTGAGGTTTGACCTCGATCATAACGGTCTCGGTCTCACCATTCTTTTTGCGGACTCGTATTAAGAAATCTGGAAAGTAACGGTGCCATCTTCCGTCGATGGGAGATAAATAGGGGACTTGGACTTCTTCTGATGCCCAATAGATGACATTAGGATTACCGTCGAAGTAACGCATGCAGTCCCGTTCCCATAGAGAACGGTATACGATATTTTTAGGGTCACCTTTGTATTTCTCAGGAAACCTTGGGACGAACTTACCACGATATGCCATACGGATATTTATATGCCGAAAATAAATCTAAAAAAACAATTTGGTAACAGTATTAAGTCGACAGTTACTGAAGCAAAAGGATTGCTTAATAATTCTATCAACGAAGCTGGTGGTAAGGGTGCGTTTGCCGTAGGTTTTGGCAGAAATGGATTATCGATTAATGCAAACTTCAATAACCTTCTACAAAAAGAAGTCGAGCAATCTGAAGCAGACGGTCCTCTCAGAGAATTGTATCAAAAAGAAAAAGCAACAGATTTAAAATTCCCCGAGGATCTTGATGGTACTCAATACATCATCATTGATATTTTGCAGAGAAATAGGCAAGCAAGAAGATCCAATGTCGAGAGAAAAACTCTCAAATCAATCGTATTACCCATCCCTGCGAATCTAGTTCATTCACATTCATTGAACTATCAAAATGAAAATCTTGGACTTGCAGGTGGTGCGATGGCAGGTATGGTGACCGGACAAGATCTTATGAATGCAGGTGCCGCTGCTATTGATGCGGCAGGTAATGTTCTTGGTGATTTTGTCGAGGCAATTGGAACTGGTAATACAACATCAATAGAAAAGTATAAAGAGGTCGCAACAGGTGGAGCACTTGCAGGTGGTGCTACTGCAATTGCCGCAAGAGCAGGTGGTGCTGTTGCAGGTTTGCTTGCCGCAGGGGGAGTTGGTTCTGGGGTCGCAGGTGGTTTATCTATTGCGACAGGTTTAGCAGTTAATCCTCATATGGCAGTTGTATTCCAAGGTTCTAACTTCAGAGAACATCAATTCACATACAAGTTCATCGCACGGAATCAATCGGAGTCAGACACATTAAAAAGAATAATCAAACGGTTTGAGACTTACATGTTGCCATCATATGCAGGACAAGGACTCTTGTTAGAGTATCCAAATGAATTCCGGATCCGGTTCTCAAAAGACTTGGAATACAGTTTATATCGGATCGGTGATTGTGTTCTTAAAGGCATGTCGGTAAACTATAATGGTGAAGGATTTCCAATATTTTTTGAAAATACAAATGAACCTGTTTCTATAGAAATACAGTTAAATTTCCAAGAAACTAAGATTGTGACAAGAGAAACTGTGCACAGAAGGGATTACTAAATGTCGAATTACTTTACATTTTTTCCAAAGATTGGTTACGATTTAGAAAAAACGAATAATAAAGTCCAACTAACAAACATTCTTAGAAGATTTGCGTTTGACAAAGACACTCAGAATAAACTGGATACATATTATAGTTACACCATTCAGCACGGAGATCGTCCCGATACCATCGCAGAAAAATACTATGGTAGTTCTAAGTATGATTGGATTGTTTTATTATACAATAAAATTTTACACCCAACATTTGATTGGCCTCTTTTTGGTGAAGATTTTAATCGATATATTATTAAAAAATATGGGTCTCTTCAAACAGCATATGAGACCACTGAAAAATATTTTAAAATCGTTCGGGAAAGACAGAAAACCTCATATATCGATATTCCAGAGAAAATTTTAGAAATTGATGAAACTACCTATAACACTCTTACAGAAAATAAGAGAAGATCATATAGTGCATATGAATGGGAAGTTATTCAAAACGATGAACGCACGGAAATAAAATTACTAGACTCATCATATCTTGATACCCTTTTATCGGAAGTGGAAAATATCCTTAGAGAGGACATCTACTAATGTCTTCACCAACAGGTTATCGTCACGCAGGTGATTACAATCTAGAGTATTGTACTCTCATTTTGAGTGATGGCACTAATGTTGATATGAAAGGGATTGCACCTGAGATCAACATATTCCAAGAACTGTCAAGTCATTATATGACATGTGCGATTGTTGTTGACGATGCATCGAATATTATCGGTGGATTATCGCAAGATGAGTACATCGGTGGCATCAATGGTGTCGGTATTATTGTGATGAGATTTGGAACAACAGATGAAGAAGGAAAGAATCACAAACCGATTGAGTTAGTATTCGCAATATACAAAGTCACAAACCGTGCTCGATTAAAAGAAAAAGAAGAAACATATACTCTGCACGGAATATCTCAAGAAGCATACGCAACAAAGAGTCGAAAAATTTCTCGGGCATACGGTAAGAATGGTGGTGGTCTCATTTCCAATATGATCACTGGTATTCACAAAGAGTTTTTTAATACAAAGAAACCAATCGAGGTCGATTCAACAAAAGGATTGCACAAATATGTTATTCCTTATATGTCAGTAGATGATACAATCGAATTGATGAGAATCGAAGCAGTATCGGACAGCCGTACTCCATATTACTTTTTCTACGAAACATTCGAAGGGTTTAAGTTTAAAGACCTTAATAACTTGGTTCGTAGTGATGTGACGGAAAAATATAAGTATCTACCATTTAACTATGAGGTGGTTGATAAAGACAATAACGAGTCAGATGCGGTGAGTATTATGAGTTTCTCTATCAAAACTGGTAAAGATTACTTATCAAAAATTGAAAATGGTCACTTTAAATCAAAAACCCTAAATATAGACCTCTTGCGAAAGAACACAAGAGTTGTCAATTTTGATTATGAAAAGAACTTCAAAAACATCAATACATTTTCGAAAAAAAAATTTCTATCTACAGATGTATCAAACGATGCTCGTTACATTATGATGTCTTCCAGAACAGGTCATGACAATGATTTGATAATGGCATCAGAATCGCATGTTCCTAAAAAGATCAATGAGACAAAATCATTAAGGAACGCATATCGTGAAATTATTTTTAATCAAATGGTATCCATAGTTATTCCCGGTGATTCAAATATCAATGTAGGTCAAGTTATCGAGGTGGAGATTCCTCCTGCTACTATAAAAGATGATAAAGAGCAAGATAAAAAAGCAGATAAATATCTTAGTGGAAAGTTTCTTGTTGCGAGAGTTCGACACAAGATGCAGAACGAAACATATACAACAGAAATAGATTGCGTGAGGGACGCAGGGGATCAACTATGATTTTAAGTTTCAAAGAACACAAAGAAATGAAGGAATACGAACAGTTAGATGAGAAACTCATCATGTATTCCAACGGTGCTCGTTACGGACAGGTCGTATTCCTTGCGGGGGGTGCAGGTTCTGGTAAAGGATTTGCACAATCACAGTTTATGGAAGCAGATAAGTTCAAGGTATTCGATGTCGATGAACTGAAGAAGTTGTTCATCAAGGTTCGTGGTTTGAAAATGGATCTCAAGAAACCTCAAGATGTATTTGACCTTCATATGATGGTTAAGAAGTCTGGTGTTAAAGACGCACGATTAAATCTACTCGCACGTTCTGTTTCTGATTCCGCAAAGAAAGGTACCCTGCCTAATCTGATGTTCGATGTGACTCTCAAAGAAATCGAAGACATCAAAGAGATTATGCCGATGCTCAACGCATTAGGTTATGATCCGAAGAACATCCATGTCACTTGGGTTTTAACAGATTACTATGTTGCAGTACAAGCAAACCAAGAACGTGATCGAGTTGTCCCAGATAAGATTCTACTTCAGACTCATGTCGGTGCGGCAGAAACAATGTCGGAGATCATCAAAGGAAAACTGCCTCGTGGTGTCGACGGTGAAGTTCGAGTTATTCTGAACAACCGTGATCAGACAGTATTCTATAAAGACGAAAATGGTAAACCTCTCAAGACAAGTGGCAATGGTAAGGCAGTCATCAAGGACTTTACTTATGTCACTCTGAAAAAGAGAGGCAAACGATTCGAAAAAGACTCGGCAATCGAGAAACAAATTTGGAATTGGATCAGTGACAATGTTCCAAATGACGCAATGAAAATCATTAAGAAACCGGAGATGTAATATGGCATTACCAAGAAAAGGACAATCACAAGCAGAAGTACTACAAGAAATTGTAGAACCAGTGTTGGAGCAAGAGGTTCAACCAGAACCTGAGTTCCTGCAGGAAATCAAAGAACCTGTTCACGAAGAAGTTCTAGCAGAATCAAAGAAGAAAGGTCGTAAGAAGAAGACTTTAGGCATTTTTTAAATGAGAGATTTCTTTGGTAGGAAAGACTTCACATGGTTTGTTGGAGTCGTTGAAGATCGTGATGACCCTGTACAGTTAGGGCGGGTAAAGGTGCGATGCTTTGGGTGGCACACCGAAGATAAAGATCAGATTCCTACCGAAGAGTTGCCTTGGGCAATTCCAGTCAATTCAATCACATCCGCATCAGTTAGTGGTATAGGTCGATCCCCGACAGGAATTGTCGAAGGTTCTTGGGTCATTGGGTTCTTTATCGATGGTGAAAGAGCACAGGAACCAATGATCCTCGGCACTATCTATGGTGCACCGACAGATCTTCCTGATACAAATGTAGGGTTCAATGATCCTCTCGGTGCATACCCAAAATATATCGACGACTCTGATGTCAATTTTGGTGCAAGAGAATCTACTTTTGATGAAACATCATGGTGGATGAATCGTGTTGCAGGAAGACTGAAAGGTGACGGTGAGACAGAGGTAGAATACAATGTTGCAACACCTCCAAAGATTTCTACAGTTGCACCAGACAAAGAAGATGCATACTATGAGGAACCTACTTGGACAGAAATGTTCGTTGGTGGTGATGAGTCTGCAATGCCTATGTATCCATACAACCATGTATATGAATCAGAGTCTGGTCATGTCGTAGAGTTTGACGATACAGAAGGTCAGAGAAGATATCATCGGTATCATCCATCGGGTTCTTTTGAGGAGATTGTTGACGGTGGTGACCGAACAGTTAAAATCGTAGGTAAAGATTACGAACTTGTACTCGACGGAAAGAATATCTACATCGACGGTGATTTAAATGTCACAGTCACTGGAAACAAAAGAGAATTGATCAAGGGCAACTATCACTTAGAAGTCGATGGTGAAACCAGTTTTAACCTTAAGTCATCGTGGCAAACAAAAGTGAACCAGAACCAAGAAACAGAAGTCGGAAAGTCTCGTTCAACTAATATTGGTGTGGATGACAACCTCGGTGTGATGGGCAATCAAACCCATAACATCGTTGGCAATCGTGCCGAAACAGTTGGTGGTAATCACTCAGAAGTTATTTCAGGAACACACGCAAGTATCGCATACAAAGAGAGTACTATATTCTCTGGTGGTGATATGGTACACACTGTTACAGGGAACTTCACATCAACGATTCAGAATACATATACACTTGGTCAGAATGTGTTTAATGTTACCACGCAGACAACGAAGACTGAATCTGCGACAACAATTAATCAATCGTCTACTAACCTCACAGAAACATCATCGACTGGTAATGTGACATATGGTGGTGGAGAAATTACTGTTGGAACTATTACACATACTCAACATACACACCCATACACCGCAGGTATCGATCCTGAAGGTGACGGTCCTCCAGTAGGTTAAGGAGTATAGATGTCAAGTCCATGCGAAAAACCCGATAGTTTAACGGATGCCCTTGGTAAGGCAGGAGATGAACTCACCCAATTAATGGGCGGTGGTCTCGATGCACTTGGTAGTGTCGGTAGTAAAATCGGTGAGATGGGTGCGGCAATCAATGCAGAACTCGCATCCGCAACGACAGAGATTAATGACTTTCAGACAAAATTAAATGAAGCATTAAACAAGTCTGGTGCAGAGTTCTCTAAAGCAATTGCGGAACTGAATGATGAATTCGGTGAGGCAATGAATGAAATCGGTGTTGATATCAATGAAGCAATGGAAAAGGTTGGTGTCGAGTTAGATAAGATTCCTACACTCGATGAGATTCTCAATATGGGAATCGAAGAACTTTCAAAACTCAAACCCAATGTCAATACTTCTGCAATCTGTGAGGTTCCAAAGGTTGAACTAACACCTGATGGTAAAGCAACCAAGACACCTGCACAACCATTGTTGCCTAAAGTAGGTCCGTTGATGGCAAACTTTAAAGCACCAGAGACATCTGCAGAATCTAATCCTACAAGGAAAGCAGTGTGGGTGTTTACTGGTAGTTCGAAAGATATATTTAAGGAGATTAAAGAATCGTATATCGAAGAAGTTAGAACTAAAGCAAAGAAAGGAAACTGGTATACCACGAAGAAGGTATTGAGTCCTGAGAATAAGCAGAAGTTGAAAGCAGAAACATTTTACTATTATGTTGCATTGTCAGAGATCTTGGGTGTTCCTCTGATGAATGTACATATGGCAACGAAGGGAGTTGTTCTTACACGAGAACAGGCAGATGCTACAGGTGTCTCTAAAACAAATTATGTTGATAAGGTCAAGGAACGATACGAATTCAATAAAGGTGTGTGGGGTGTTAATCTATCGTTTGAAGAAGTTGTTAAGGCATGGCAGAAACAATATACAGAACCATCAACACAAGTAGCATAAATAGTATTTCAAATGGCACATTGTTATTATACATAGTGCTCTAAATTATGTCAAGAGGTTTTTATGAATTTTCATGAGAGTTTGATTTCTTTATTTGAGACGTATCAGTCTGAAAGTGAGAAGTTTGAAGAAGGTAATAAATCAGCAGGTACTAGGGCACGTAAAGCACTTGCAGAGATTTCGAAATTATGTAAAGAAAGGCGTGCAGAAATTCAGAATCAAAAAAACACGGAATAAATAGATGAGAGAAACAAACTCAGAGGTTTTCAGTGATTTGGACTTGGGATTTATTTCTCATCCTGTCACAAGTAGATTGACTCGCAAAATAAATAGAGATGCTGTTCGTCAGTCCGTGAAGTCTTTGATCTTGACAGATTTTTATGAAAGACCGTACAAACCTAATATTGGTTGCAACATTCGTGCATTTATGTTCGAACTCTTTACACCAGATGTTAAACAGAGAATTGAAAACGCAGTCAAAGAAACAATATCAAATCATGAACCTCGTGCAGAAGTTATCCTAGTACTAGTAGAAGATAACCCAGATGGAAATGAATTGTTACTATCCGTCGCATTTCGAATTAAGCACGATCCAGAACCAATTGTGTTAGATGTAATCTTAGAAAGAGTCCGATAATGTCAGCAAATACATATTTACAAGTTTCCGATTTAGATTTCAACTCGATCAGAGACAATCTAAAAAATTTCCTTAGTTCTCAATCTCAGTTCAAAGATTATGACTTTGAGGGTTCTGCAATGGCAGTCCTGTTAGATGTTCTTTCTTACAATACACATTATAATTCATACTACTTAAATATGATTGCGAACGAAATGTTCATGGACACTGCACAGATTCGTGACTCTATTGTATCTCGTGCAAAAGAAATCGGATACACTCCTACATCCGCAAAAGGTGCAACTGCTCAATTGACTATTTCTTTTGAAGGTGTTGACCCTGCTGTAACGCAGTTTACTATCGAAAGAAATTCTAAATTTACTGCGACTATCGACGATATCCAATATACATTCGTTACACCAGATGCATATCTTGTTACTCGTACAGCATTTGGGTTTTCTCAGCAAATCGAAATTGTCGAAGGTGAACCATTGACTCATCGTTTTAATGTTGGTGCGAATCGTCAGAGATATGTTTTACCTAACCAAAATGTGGATACATCATCAATCGTTGTAAGAGTCCAAGAATCTGAGAACGACTCGACAACAACTGAGTTTGTCCGAGCATCTAATGTACGAGAAGTTAATAACAATTCCAATGTTTATTTCATCCAAGAAGGTCCGGATCAGAAATTTGAATTAGAATTTGGTGATGGTGTTTTAGGTAAAGCACTAAAAAACGGTAATGTTGTTATAGTAGATTACGTCGTATGCAATGCAAATGCGACAAATGGTGCAAACTCATTTACTGTTGATGATCTTTTGACATCAGAACTTTATACTAGAGTTTCTATTACTGTTGATAAAAAGGCACTGGGTGGACGAGGAATCGAATCGGTCGAATCAATTAAATTTAATGCTCCTCGGTTTTTCGAAACCCAGAACCGTGCGGTTGTCAATAGTGACTATAAACGAATTCTTCTTAATGAAAATTCCGATCTACAATCAGTAGTTGCTTTTGGTGGTGAGGATGCAGATCGTCCTGCATATGGTAAGGTTTACATTGCAGTCAAACCTTTTGGTGAGCAGTTTATTACACAAAACAGAAAAACTGTCTTACGTGAATCTATTCTCGATAGGGTTCCTCTTGCGATTGATCCCGTCATTATTGATGGAGATTATATGTACATTATTCCTACCATTTCGACTATCTATGACTCGAAATCACTTAAAATTCCTACATCGTCGTTAGTATCTCTTATCCGTTCAAAAGTTCGTGAATTTTCTGAGCTTAACCTTGAAAGGTTTGGTAACCGTCTGAGATTTTCTCGATTTGTAGATTTTCTCGATAGAGCAGATTCATCAATTTTAAACAACGATGTGAATATTTCTTTAGCAAAAAGATTTGCACCAGACACTAGTAATAAACAAAGAGTTTTTCTCAAGTTCAATAACCCGTTAAGACCCGGTTCCTTAGAATCGACGGCATTTTCGCATAGTGGATATGCTACATGTTATATTGATGACGATAGGATCGGAAATATCAGTGTGTATCGGTTTGATGCGAATAAAAATAAATTGTTTGTTGAAAAAAACCTTGGCACTATCAACTATATTGATGGAGTTGTAGAAATTAATGATTTTGCACCAACTGCATATGAAGGAGCAACAATCAACATTAGTGCTTTGCCCGATAGATTAGACATTATTCCTAAAAGAGAACAAATACTTTTAATGGATCATAATAACACATCTATCGGTGTTGTCGGGGAACTCTCTGAATAATGAAAAATGAAAATTTCATATCAGCATTGGTAAGAAATCAATTCCCTTCTTTCTACGAAGAGGAAGGGAAGAATTTTCTTTCTTTCATGGAAGCATACTATAACTTCCTTGAACAAGAGAGAGGCATCATATCGCAAACAAATACTCTATTGCAAAATCATAATATTGATGAATCATTAGAAAGCTTTATTGAGTATTTCAGAAAAGATATCATTCCATCGATTCCAGATTCAATCGTTGCTAATAAAAGATTACTTGCAAAGCACATTAAAGACTTCTATCAATCTCGGGGAACTCTTTCCGCATACAAACTTCTTTTTAGAATCCTTTTTAACGAAGATGTCGAGATCAACTATCCTTCCGATCAGATTTTAAAAGTTTCTGATGGAAACTGGAGAATTGACAGATACCTTGTCACTGTTCACCGAGATCAAAACTATAATCTAATTGGTCAAACTATAACTGGATTGGAATCTGGTGCGTTTGCACTTGTGGAAGATGTTGTGCGACGAGTAGTACGTGGTCGAGATGTCGATTTGCTTTTATTGTCTAATATCAACGGTTTTTTTATAAACAGTGAGTTTGTTTCTGCAGATGAATTGGATGAGGAATATGTTCCTGTTCCGGTTGAAGCAGGTATTCATTCTTTCAATATTCTTTCTGGTGGTGCGGACTATGCTATTGGTGATAAGTTTGATATTATCTCAGAAAAGAAAGGACTTTATGGAAAGATAATTGTCACTGGTATAGAAGATAAAAAAGGCATTATCAACTTTACTGTCAGAACAGGTGGTTCTGGATACACGTCAACAACTTCTGATTTTAGTGCGAAATCATTGATTAGAATTGAAGGTGCGGATAGTGTTCAACCTGCGAGTTTTGAAATTTATGAAAGTGACCTTAGTGATAAATTTGCAATCACTCTTTGCACAACTTTATTTAATTCTAATACTATTTTTGGAACAGCATCTCCATTTGTTGCTTCTGCGAATGGTCAATTAGTTAAAATGGATCAGATTAAAGATATCATTCTCGGTACGAGTGATCTTGGTATTCCTTTAGATAATCAAGAAGTGTCATCTTATCTAGATTATAGAGAACATTCTAATGCAGTGATCGAAATAGCAAACACTATTTATTTGGGTACTGGTGCATCTATTTATGGTGACGATAGTGGTGCAAATGGTATTATAAAATTGATACGAGAAGATGATGATGGTGCGGGTGTTTTCATTATTGATGGTTACAAAAACTTTCAAATTGGAGAAGATGTCAGAGTCGGATATGCGAACGGTGATGTGATAGGAACTGCATCACAATTTTATGGGAACACTATCGGACATCACATCGTCACTATTGGAAATAATGCGGGTGTGTTTATTCAAGAGGAAGATGAGTTAATCGGTGCAAAATCTGGTGCCTATGGTGTGGTTAAAAAAATTATTACGATTAATACTGGTGGGTATAACGACGATCAAGGTGATGTTAGAGATCTATTATTTTTAACAGTAACATCTAATACCACATCAAACACAACTAGTTACTTTGGGACAGGACCAATGAAACACTTTATTCCAGATGAAGGACTGGCAAAAGTAACTGATCCCTTGACACCGATTGGTAATGTTGCAACATTTTCTGCAAACACTGCACATCAAAATAAGTTTACTCCATTGAGAGATTTACTTAATTTTATTTCTACAACAATTGGGTCTATAGATTCAATATCAGAAGAAGTTGGTGGATCAGGATATCGAATCAGACCGACTGTTTCTGTTGTGGAACCGTCTATCAAAGCTCTTGGTATTGGTGAAGTATATCTTACGGTTCAGAATACTGCACCAAATTGGTCAACGGGCAATTCGGAAATCACTACAATCGACTCTAACGATAGAGTTCGGCAATCATCAAGTGGTGCTAGTGGTGATGTTAAAGTCAGAGTATCGGCAAAAGAGGTAGCAAGTTCTAATACAGGAACTCTGGAGTTAGTCGTAAGAATCTGGCAAGATCAATCCCAAAGATTTCCAAGTAATATCAATTATGTAAATGGGGAACCAATTCAGATTGAATTTTATGATTCTGCAGATCAAACCAATCTTGTTACGGTCGGTTCTGGTATAATAGTCGGATTAGAGGACAAAGGAATCCTTGGTGATAATGCAGATATTGATGTTACTCTTGGTGCTAATGGATCAATGACTTCACTGAAAGTTATTGATTCTGGTGTTTCGTATGAAGATGGTGAGGTTCTTGAAATTCAAGAAAGTGACACTTTCACATCACAGAGAGCATTAATTGATGTATCACTTTTGGGTGTAGCAAACGCAGAAGGTTACTATGCAACATCACGTTCGCATATTTCAAGTAAGTCTGGATTTATTCAAGATTCTCGTTTTTATCAAGAATTTTCATATGAAGTTCTTGCTCCACTTGCCCTTGAAAGATATCGAGATATTGCTAAACTTCTTGTACATCCTTCAGGACAAGCACTATTCGGTCGTTATTTGTCGCATTCTGAAGTCGACTTGACAATAGAAACCTCAGTTTCTAATGAGAAAAGAGTTTTGTCTGATGCTAATGTTTCGATCAGCAACAGTTCGTCCGACATGCATTTCACCTCTAATGTGTTTTCTTTATTTTCTAATGGTGAATATATTATTGTTGAGACAGAACCAAAAGTATTCAGAAAAGCACTACTAAATATAGTGAACGCAAACGGAACATTTGCAAATATAACAACTACTTGGAACGAAGATAGTATTTCTGATGCAAATGTATACTATACAACAGGAAGCATTTTATAATGACTGATTATAAGTACGCAACAAAAGAACTTTCTATTACTGCGGCAGAATCGTTTATCGAAGCAATTCGTGCTGATGATACTTCACAGGAAAAAAATTCAGTAATTCTTTATGCTATGATCGGTAACAATAAAGAATATGTTAACGAACCTGTCCCAGAAATACCTGTAGAATCTCCTAGAGATAAGTATGTTGACGTGTGGAGAAAAGCAATCGCCGCAAAGAAGATTACTGGTGACGACGTGTCACACGTTGTCCGTCGTGTGAATTGGGCAAACGGAAATTATTATGCAATGTATGATGATAAAGACACTGAATTGTATAGTAAAGATTTTTATGTTTTGACTGATGAATTAAATGTATACAAATGCCTTTTCAATAATAATTCCTCTGCGTCGACGGTGAAACCTACTGGATATAGTTTGCAACCATTTACAACTTCTGATGGGTACACTTGGAAGTATTTGTACTCAATCACTCTAGGTGAGTCGGAAAAGTTTCTTACAGCAAATCACATGCCTGTTAAAAAAATAGAAGTTACGGATGGGACAACAGAATCATCAAGACAACTTGATGTGCAAAACAATTCAGTTGATGGTTCCATAGAAATAATTAAACTTATTGAAAGTGGATTGGAATATTCAAAAGTAGAAAATGCAGTTGTTGAAAATGCAGACTTGACTTTTGTGAAACTCAGTGCGGCAGGTGCTAACCCACCATCACCAATTAATAATTTTTATAATGGATCTTCTTTGTACATTACCTCTGGTCAGGGTGCAGGTCAATTAAGACGAATTGTGCAGTATTCTGGTGCTTCTAAAATTTTGACTGTCAATAGTGCGTTTTCCACAGTGCCAGATCAAACATCAAGAGTTGACATAGGTCCGTCAGTTACAATTATTGGTGACGGAAAGAATGCCCAAGCATATTCTAAAATCAATTCTTTAACAAAATTATCTGATGTTATTGTTATTGATGGTGGGGAGAAATATACTCAGGCAGAAGTTATTATTTCTGCAAATACTGTACATGGACGTGGGGCATTTGCTGAACCGATCATTTCTCCAGTTGGTGGACATGGATCAAATCCCGTAAGAGAACTTGGTGCAGATCAAGTGATGTTAAATGCTAAACTTGTAGGTGAAGAGGGGTTATCATCTAATGGAAATGGTTATGTGTCAACTGATATTAACTACAGATCTATTAGTCTCCTTAAAGATCCGATTTTAAAAGTAAATGCTAATAATAATTTTACAACAAATACAAATATCGCAAATACATCAAATTCTCCTGTCACATTGAGATTGACGCATAAATATAAGATATCTTATAATCAAATGGATAACAACACCCCTGTTAACCCTCTGCAGGTTGGAGATAAGATTACAAATGAAAGGTTGCGTTTTAGAGCAGAAGAAGGCACATTAGAATTTATTACGGATCTGAACTCTTCAGATCGAATTGCTAAATCATTAGCAAACGCATATAAAGCAGCTAATGCTAATGTAGTGACAATAGAAGATGATGAAACGGAAACGGATACATCCTTTTATGTTCTCTACACTAACGATGTAAATAGTTATTCTGATTATGTTCCTTTTGCAGTTGATGATGTCATCATGGCAAATGATTTTGAAACGAAAATTGCAACAATTAAAGGAATTACTGAACCGGAAGCAGAAATTTTTTCGGGAGAGATACTATATACATCGAATGTACAAAAAATTGTTCGAGACAGTGAACAGACCGAAGACATTAAAATTATTTTAGATTTTTAAAGGCAACTTAAATGGCATTAGATACTAACCTCAATCAAAGTCCTTACTATGACGACTACGACGAAAGCAAGAATTTTCATCGAGTTTTATTCCGTCCCGGATTTGCAGTACAGGCAAGAGAATTATCGCAGACGCAAAGTATCCTTCAAAATCAGATTGAGAGATTTGGTAATCATATATTTGCAGAAGGAGCCATTGTCACAGGTTGCCCTAAAACAAGGACAGAAGTCAATTTCATTAAAATTTTAGATGATGACACCACAGGATTCCCCGTAGATGTAAACTCCAAAGAAGGATTGAGTTTTACTGCGGGAACATCAGGAATGACAGGGGTTGTTCGTAAAGTTCTTGATGGTTCTCAGGTGTCTGCAGATAAAAAGACTCTTTATGTTGCCTATACTAACTCGGGTACTACTGGAGGAACCGCAGTTGTCGGACCTGAAGAAGTACTGACATTTTCTGATGGTACCACTGCAGTTGTAGTCAATTCTGAAGACACCCCAACTGGCAAAGGTATTGTGTTCCGTTTGGGTGATGGTATCATCTATGCTAAAGGGCACTTTATTCGTCATCATGATCAGTCTATTGTTGCAGGTAGGTATACAACCCTTCCTTCAGTTAAAATTGGTTTTGGGATAAGAGAAGAACTAATTGGATCTGAAACTGATGCGACTTTGTTAGACCCTGCGCAAGGAGCATCTAACTTTTCCGCACCGGGTGCTGATCGTCTTAAATTATCAACATATCTAAGAATAACTCCTATTTCCGAATCAATTGTTGTATCTACCAACACCGAAGATAATAATGGTGGAGGTGCAAATGCGGCGGCACCAGATCCAGAACCAATTGCTCCTCTAGAAGAAGCAACTACTGTTATTGAACCGACAACAACAATCGATGAAGAAACTAGAGAAGAAGTTGTTGTTTCACCTCCACAAATCGAAACAACTGGTGAACCAACGGATACAACAGGATTTACTGAACTTATTACAATTGACCAAGGCACTGAAGCTGCGGTTGCCGAACAGAAAGATTATAATATTCTTGGTGATGCAATTGCGACAAATGTTTCAGAGATTAATGGTGACTTTAACATTCGTCCGTTCATGATAAACATCAAAGAACATTTGAAAGGGGATGACAATCAGGGTTTATACACTGCAGAAAAAGGTGGGTTGTCAACCAAACTAGGGATAGGCATCGAAGGTGGTGTTGGTTATGTTCAGGGTTTCCGTTTTGAATTCGAACAAAAAGCATCAATTTATCGTGATGTAGATAAGGGTGTAGACACAGAATTATTTGAACAACAATCAGTTGCATCTAACTATGGTCAGTATTTGATGATCAGAGACGCTGCCGGAGTTTTTGATAGCACTTTGCTCCCCATTGTTTCTTTGAGGAATGCTGAAGGTGATGCTATTACAAATGGAACATATGATCTGACGGGTGCACCCGGTTCAGAAATTGGTACTGCGGTATTAAGAAACTTTGTCTATGATGATAATGATTCCGATCAACCATCGGGTGAGTTCCGTGCTTACTTACAAGATATTAAGATGACATCGGGTTCAATTCAAGATGTTCGATCTGTGTTTATTGCGAATGCAGGTGGTGTAGGAAAAAATGCCATTGGTGATGTAGTTTTAGAAAACGGTGTTGCTTCCATCAAAGAACCTTCTTTCACGAGTTTGATATTTTCTTTCCCATATGAAGCAGTTAAAACTGTTCGTGATGATACAAACAATGTCGAAACTTCATTTACCTTTAAAAAGGGTTTTGATGTAAATATTGACCAGAATGGTAGAGTGCAGAATATCTCTACTGGTGATGCGTCACAGATTTATACAACTACTGGTGCATTAAACGATACTCAGAAAGATCGTCTGTTTACTGTGGTAGCAACTTCAACTGGTTACTCTACAATGTCTGGTTCTGTCAGTGGTTCTTCTGGAACCGATCAATTGGTTGGTTCCGGAACAGACTTTAATAAATTAAAACCTTTCACCTTGATTCGTCTTGATGGAACTGATGTATATCAAATCGAAAGTATTCAAGATGCTACACACTTAACACTCACTAATAACTTGACAAGTACTTACAGTTCAGATTCTATCGACAAAATTATCTCTTCTGGTGAAATCATCGATATGTCTGAAGAAGGTTTGACAGGAACTCGTTCGATTTCCATCAACTCCAGTACATCTGCAGAAATTGACATAGAAGAAAATTTAACTGCAGGTATTACTGCTCGTGTCATCATAAATCTCAGTAAAATAAATGCCAGAGAAACTAATAAACTTCTCAGAACTTCTTATGTTATCATTAATCCGAATACTCATAGTGCGGGCACAAACGGTCCTTGGAGTCTCGGTTTCTCTGATGTGTTTTCTATTGAAGGCATTTGGCAATCTACAAACTTCAATGTTACTCCATCTGAATCTGACACTGATGTAAAATCAAGATACCTTTTGGATAATGGACAGAGAGCAGGATTCTATCAAAACGGTTCAATATCTACTGTAGTGGGTGGTTCAGCACCAACAGGTCAATTACTTGTTAAATTGAAATTCTTTCAACCAGATTACTCTCAGGGTGCAGGTTATTTCTCTGTTGACTCCTATCCTATAAATGATAATTTGATATCGGATACAACAATAAAAACATATGAAATTCCGTTGTTCCAAGATCCTACCAGCGGTAATCGAATCAATTTAAGAAACTCGATTGATATCCGTCCAGTTAAAGAAAATTCTGCGACGATCTCTGCGACGATTGGAAGTGCGTCGACTAACCCAACTTCTGCAACAACATATAATGTTTCACCGGAAGGTCAATTTTTATCAAATCCAAACGAAGTATTTTCTGCCGATTTGGTCGCATACTTTGGTCGTATTGACAAGTTGATGATCGATTCTGGTGGACAGATTGTTGTTAAAAGAGGTGTACCATCCACAGATCCAACAGAACCTCTTGATAATGAAAACATGATGACTATTGCATCGATTGACATTCCTCCTTACCCATCAATTTCACCATTCGTCGGTAAGAATATATCACGTCAAGATTTGCAAGTCGTCGCAAAAGTTTTCAACACTCGTCGTTACACAATGAAAGATATTGGAGAATTGGATCAGAGAATCCGAGGACTTGAATATTATACATCACTTTCGTTGTTAGAAAGATCCGCATCAGATCTTACAATTCAAGATGCAGAAGGCAACACACGATTCAAAAACGGCATTTTGGTTGATCCTTTCACTGGTCATAATGTTGGTGATGTTACGAACCCTGATTATAAAATTGCAATAGATGCTGATAGAAAAGAGGGTCGTCCGACATTTAAACTGAGAAACATCGACTTCATCCATGATGAAGATTCATCGAGTAACACTACTCGTCGTTGCAGAGATTTCTTATTGAGAATTACAAATGCTTCAAACGCCGCAGGAAACAAGTTTGGAGAAACGATTACAGGTGCGACTTCAGGTGCATCCGGTAGTCTTTTCTATGTCACTGCTGAAGACAATAATGTTTCGATTCTTGTCGAAAGTGTTGAAGGAGAGTTTTCTGTCGGTGAAACAATTACTGGTGGAGTATCTGGTATTACCGCTACTATCACAGAGATCAGAAGACCCGAACCCGGTCCTTTAATCACATTGGATTATTTGCACTCTGATCTAATTCAACAACAGGTTGCCTCCACTGCCTTTAGAATTTCTGATGCTGAATTTTTCGATTTTATTGGTGAACTTACATTGACACCAGATGGAGATCAATGGGTCGATACTACAACCAAACCAGATTTGCAAGTTAACCAACAAGGTAACTACGATAATTGGGAAGTGCTCTCAAATGCGTGGGGAACTTCATGGAATTCTTGGCAAACGAATTTTTCTGGACAACTGTCATCAAAAACGACTCGTTTAAGAGATTCTTCATACACCAAAAAAGAAGGTAACTATAATAACACATACAACCAGAAGAATTATACTACAAAACGTGTATTTGGTAAAAAGCAATCCCGTACTGGATTTAAATTAGAAGCAGTGCCAGAAGTGAATAAGACACATTTGGGTGCCAAAGTCGTTGATATGAATGTTATCCCATATATGAGAAGTAAACTCATTTATGTGGAAGGTGAAAAATTACGTCCGAATACCAGACTGTATGTGTATTTTGATGGTGAGGATGTCACACAATATTGTCGTCCTGTCGTCAAAGAAGTGACCAGAACTCGTTGGATTCGTAGTTGGTTATACAGAAGATTTAAAAGGAGATACACTTACCGTGTAACTGGTGCCTATGGTGCTGAGATTGTTACGGATGATAATGGTCGTTGTAAGTTTGAGTATTTCCTACCAAACAATTCTTCTTTAAAGTTCCGAGTTGGTACGAAACCTTTACGTGTCACTGATGTTGCGGATAACGGCACCGATAATACAACTGCCGCAGAAGCATTATATTCAGCATCTGGCATGCATCAAACTAAACAAGAAACAGTTATCTCAACAAGAAATGCTAACTTCCAAAAGGTTGATGTTAAAGATTCTCGTACTGTTGTCACTTCAGTCACTAATACTAAGACCAACACTAAAACTCGTAACCTTATCAGTTCGAAGTATGTTCCACCACCATGTCGTCGTGGATGTTTCTTGGCAGGTACTCTTATTACAATGGAAGACGGAACCAAGGTACCAGTAGAGTTGATTAAACTTGGAGATCGTGTTAAACTAGGTGGTGGAGTATTTGCTTTAGGACAATTCTGGAATACGGATTTATATGAGTATCGTGGAATTAAAGTCGCAGGATCACATATGGTCAAGCACGACGGTGAGTGGATTCGTGTAAGAGATATTCCACAGTCAGAAAAAGTCGATGTGGGTAAAGGAGTAGTCGTTTATGTATTCGGTTGTGAAAACCGTCGAATTGATATCAATGGTATTGAGTTCACAGACTACTTTGAGGTTGTGGAGCAAGAGGCAGTAAAGCAAATGGGTGAAGTATATTTTGATAAATGGGAAGAATTTGCTGATGAGCAAGAAAAAGGAAACGAAAAAATTCTTGAGAGAGTATAATCCAGAAGAGGATTATCAACAACTAGAGGAATGGTGGTCTGCCATTGGGTGGGATCCATTCCCTAGTAAATACCTTGCTAAGGGTTTGATTGTTGATGATATATGTGCGGGGTTCATAAATTTAGGTTCTACCAGTCCAATGGGTTATATTTGGCCAGTTGTATCAAACCCAAACAGTAATCTCAGACAACGGGATCGTGCACTTGATGTTATGATCCAAGGATTAATTGATATGGGAAGAGAGTCGGGTTGTGACTTTATTTACGCAACAACATCAGCACCCGCACTTGCAAAACGATATCAAAAACGACACGGTATGTATATGGCAGATGATGAGATTGTAGGATTACTCCTCCCACTGGATGCAAATGGGGAATCTTTCGACTCTGTAATACAAGATAAATATTTGCCAGAATTCAATCAACAGGAGTTATAAATGGCATATTCTTTAGCACAATCATTTTTTGTAGATAGGATTGGTGGATGTTATGCCACAAGGATTGATTTATATTTTCAATCTAAGGATTCTTCTTTTCCTGTAACAGTGCAGTTACATGAGATGCAAAACGGTATTCCTACTCAAAAGGTATTACCTTTCTCTCGTTCTACTCTTTATCCGGAGGAGGTTTTTACCTCGGAGGATGCTCTTGCGGCAACATCATTTTGGTTTGAGTCTCCTGTATTTCTGCAAGGTGAAACTGATTATGCGGTGGTTATTATCCCCGGTTCAGATTCTCCGAATTACAATGTATGGACTGCTCGTCTCGGTGATACTGTTATTGGATCAGATCGCATCATCTCTAAACAAGCAGGTGTTGGTGTTCTTTTCATTTCGTCCGACGGTCGCACATTCACACCATTTCAAGAGTATGATTTGAAGTATACTCTCAAGACTGCCAATTTTGACACTCTTGGCACAATCCAATTTACAAATGGTGATACTGATTGGATCACAGTTGCAAATACCTCTGGACGTTTTATTCAGGGAGAAAATGTTTCTGCGAACTTGACTTCAAACTTGGTATCCTCGAATACTAACTATGGCAACACTGCGGGATCAGGTATCTTTGAAGACTACTACGAAGGTGCCGCAACATCAATCGTTTTAAATCCTGTTAACGAACCGTTCACTGCGGGATCTTATATTAGGGGTGAAGAGTCGGGTGCTACTGGTTTAATTGTTTCTATCGATGATATTGTCGTTGATTCATCATTCCTTAAGTCAGAGCAACTTGAGCAAATTGGTGCAGATTTTTCTGTCTCTCTTAGAGGAAGAAATACTGCAGGTGTCCTTGACCCTCTAGCAAAAGAAGTCGATTTGAATGACACAATTAATTTTGTGGCACCTAAAAAGATTTATAGTTATTCGAACGAACAAGCAAATTTTGGTGGATCTAAAACTTCAGTTGCAACAATTACATTAACTTCAACCCAACAGAATGTTTCGTGTGCGTTTGACGATGATAAATTTAGTTCATATCAGATCACAAATTTAGTCAACGCAGATGTCACAGGTGAAGATGGAGTGAGTGGAGGCAACGCTCTTGCAAAGTATATTACACGTCGTGTGACACTAGAGGACGGGTTAGATGCAGAAGATATGAATGTCTATCTTGACGCATATAAACCCGCAGGAAGTGAACTTTACGTTTATTACAAAATCCACAATTCTTCTGATGATGAAACTTTCGAAGAAAAAAATTGGAAACTGATGACGCAGGAAACTTCTCAAGATACCTATTCCATTTCTGGTAACTTTGATGATCAGAAAGAATATAAGTATGTGATTCCAACTGCGGATCGGACCGGAGACAGTGGTGAAGTCCAATACACCAATAATGCGGGTGCTACTTTTACTGGATATTTAACTTTTTCTGTTAAAATTGTAATTACTGCATCGGTTAGTTCAGACGTTCCTAGAATAGGTGATGTGCGAGTAATTGCACTACAGATTTAATATGACCATCGAAAGAAATACTGGATATTTTTATATTGAGGATGATGAGAGACTTCTCAGAGATAGACACTCAAAGGCATTAATCAATACTGATAGAGAAGCACTTGAAGCATATCGAAGACAAAGAGAAATGCGCAAGAAGAATAAGAGTATTGAAAATCGAGTGGAGTCACTTGAAAATAAAATGGATTTGTTATTGAATAAATTGGATAGGTTGTTGGATGATTAAAAATTTGTTTAATGTTCCTGTGTTCCATGGGAAACTTGTGGATAATAAAAGACATGTCGCACATCTAAAGCAGGTTGCCGAAGATGTGAAAAAAGAAACAGATGACATGACAAACCTACCTTGGAATTGTCATGTCTGGTCTACATACGCATACGACAGTCAACTTTTTAAAAGAAAACAATTTCATTCTGTAGCAATGGACATCTCTTCTCAAGTAAAAGAATACGCAATTGAAAGAGGGTGGAAGCATGATCCAAATGAACTGATCATGACTAATATGTTTTTAAACTACCAAACAAAATATCAGTATCAAGAGTATCATGATCACAGAGAATGTATAATCTCGGGAGTATTTTACATCGAGGTTCCTGATGAAGAAAATATGGAAATTATGCTTTATACTCCGTTAAAAGCAAACTATGATGACATATTTTTTGACAGTGACGATGCGCAAGAAGTTATTAAAATTAAACCGCAGACTGGAGATATTTTGATTTTTCCGTCATGGTTAAACCACGGTGTGATGTCGCATACCAGTGACACTACAAGAATTAGTATTGCATTTAATTTTGCATCTAAAGAGATGCGTAGTATATTTGACTACGAAAATATTATGTATAAAAAGGATCATTGATGATCGACGTATATGATGGATTGGTGAGTGAGGTTCTTCAAGAAAGACTGGAAGAGTATGTTAATTCTCTTGAATATAAAGGGGTGGAGGTGGACATCGGGGAAACCCATTTGTCGCAAGGACATTCTACAGACTTTAAATTTGACGATCCTATGCTGTTGGAATTGCAAGATTGCTTCAAGCATTTAATACCAGAACGCAGTGATCCGTATCGATGGTATTGTAATAAGATAAAGAATAATGAGACACCACAGTCTCACTATGACTCTAAATATGAAACTGACACAACCATCTTATATTATGTAAATAAAAATTATAATTACGAATGGGGTGGTGAAACTGTTTTTTATGATGAGGATAAAGAACTCGTCAAAGCAGTCATGCCAAAACCGGGACGCATTTCAGTGTTCCCCGCAAATGTTCTACACAGTGCTAGACCGTTTGCATTATATGTAATGGAACCTCGTTACACTATTGCTTTTAAGTATATGTTCTCGATTTAGGAATATAAATAGAACATATTGTACCAGTTAAGTATAGAAGGTAAAAAATGACTGTAAATGTTTCTAACACAGGTCTGGGAGATAACCTAGATACTTGGAGAATAAACACAAATTTTGCGTCGACTGTTCTCAAGAACAACGCAATTACTGTTTTAAATTCGGGTCTAGGGGGATATACTGTCGGCAACGGGCATGTTGAAGGAATTTTTTCTTCATCTGATCTAAGAACCACATCATTGTCTGGTGGTAATACGATTGTTTCTGCACCATTAGAAATTAATTCAAATGCAGAATTTAACTCAACACTTCTTACCGTTTCATCTAATACCATATTTAATGGTAATGTTGATATGACTACGATTACTGGTACTAATCGTTTATTCCTTCCAGACGCATCAAGAATTCGCATGACTGGGGGCACGACTGGTCAATATATTAAAATGGATGGGGAACGATTCGATTTCTCTTTCATTCAGTTTTCCGATTTCGATGAGTTGCAATCAAACTCACTTCCTTTAATTCTTTCCGGTATAAACCAAGATTTTGAATTTGAGGGATCTACAAACACAACACCACCTATTAAGTTTATTACAGGTACGGGTGATACTTCATACGTTTATCTAGAAGATACTGACACATTTGAAGAAACAAATTTTGTATTAAAGTTGGCAGACTCTGGTGGTCTGTCGAAGATGGAAATCAGAAACTCTGCAAATACCGTTCTTCATACCTTTAAAACGGATGGTTCGGTATTCTTTAACGAAAACGGTGGTGCGGTTCCATTTGTAGTTAATGGTGAAAATAAAATTATCATGGTTGTTGACGGCAACTCTGAAGAAGTTCTGTTTAACGGTCCGGTTGAAGCCAACGCAGGTATCGTAGTTAAAGGAAACTCTACTTTAATTGGAACTTTAGATATTGATGCAATGCGTCTTACTGGTAATGTAGAAATTGGCAACATTACTGGTAACGGTCATTTAATCATCAATGGTAACAATTTAAATTCAGGTGGATCAGATTTTACACTACCCGGAGATTTGCGAGTCGTTGGAGATGTCTTAGGAAATATTGACATCACCGAAAACATTAGTGTCAGTGGAAATAGTTCTACAGAAGGGCATTCGACTGTTGGATCGTACTCGACTGTAGGATCTTATTTAACTGTAGGATCTTATTTAACTGTTGGTGATGCATTAAGTGTTGTAGGCAACACTGTATTATCTTCCAATCTTTCTGTCGGTGATAATTTAACTGTCGGTGCGAATACCGACATAGTTGGATCTATGACGGTAAGTGGTGACGTTACTCTCGGTGATGGTAATGATAATATTTTAATTAATGGATCTACAACTATTTCTTCTTCATTTACACCAACATCTGACGATCAATATGATCTGGGTGCACAAGGTGCTGAATGGAGAAATTTGTTTATTGATGGTAGAGCAGAAATTGACGAACTCTCTTTAGGCACACTTAGTGGTCAGGGTGTCGCATCAAACTTTACACCCAAAGTTGGATCACAGTACAACATTGGTACTGGAACTAGGGCATGGGCATCTGCGTATATTGACAACGTAAACGTGAACCATGATTTAAATGTTACTAGCAATATCAATGCTAAAAACATGTTTGCAAATAGTATCAATACGACTTCCGGTGCGCATATCGGATCCGATGGCACACTCAATGTTGATGGTGTAACAAACTTAAATGGATTAGTATCCATTAATTCTGACATTAACTTAGGTTCGTCTGGAAATACAATTACAACTAAGGGATCGTTTGCGAATGCTCATGTTGATGACCTCTCAGTTACAAATGAAACTGTTCACGGAAGACTAGCAATCGAGGGGGTAGTAGGAGGATTTACTTCTGACGGACCCGTAGTACTCCAAGGCAACACAGTCGTCGACGGACGTTTTAATCTGTCGTCGAAAACTGTTCCCTTTTTTGGTGCCAACACAACAGTAAATGCAAACATGACCGTTATGGGACAGTCAGAAGTTAAGGGAAGAATCATTACTCGTGGAGATTTGATTTCTCAAAAAGACTTCATTGCAAATGAAATTTTCGTCGGGAATACGACTGTTACAGGAACAGTAGAAATTTCAAACACCACCACATTTAATGCTAATGTTGTAATGGAAGATAATTTGTCTGTGTCTGGAGATGTTAATATTTCCGGAACAGTTACGGTTGGTGGACAAATTCAGTTAGGTGATTCTGATACAGATTTAATCACCACTGAAGGCAAGTTTGCAAATGCATATTTGATTGACGCAACTGTTCAAAATTTAAACGTTGCAGGTTCAGTTGTAAGTAATGTCGTTTTTGATGATGTAGTTACTCTTGCGGGTAACACGACAATGGGATCTTATGGACACTTTATCGATCAGCAAACTAAAGGTATTGCACAGTTCAATCGACTTGTTGTAACGGACGTTGAAACTAAACTAGTTGGACTGCAAAATCCTGATTTCCATGCGCAGTTTTATTCGAACTCATATTTTTCATCTAATGTTGTTATTGATGGTGACGTGCAGATCACTGGCACAACTTCATTTTACGGAGATATCGAACTGCCTTCAAATGTTGTTATCTCTCAAGCAAATGGTGTATTCCGTAACTTACTAGACTCTCGTGGTGACACAAGACTTGGTATAGGGGATTCTAATACTGTTATATTCAATGCGTTGGTAGATGGTCATATTGTACCTAAAACAAACGGGTTTAACCTCGGACGAACAGGACTAGGAAAATACTGGGATAATGTGTATGCTAACACATATGTCTTCAGTGATGGTTTGAGATGGAACAATCAACAAGAAGCAGAAAAAATTATCATCTCATCAAATGGTAAAATACATTCGAATAATGCAATTGAAAATAGTTCAATTTCTTACAGTAAAATGGAATACTTGATTGATTCTTTCGATGCCAAAGAATATGGAAACACTTCAAATATTCCTGTGTTCACTGTTAACAGACAAGGAGCAATTACAAACATTTCAGAAGTGGTGGTAAATGCTATTTCTGCTTTTGAATATTCCGGAGCAGGAATATTCAATATTGTAGGGAAAAATAATGTAACATATACTGCTACGATCACTGCGAACTCTTTACCAAATTCATTATTGAGCACAATTGAAGCAATTAATCCAAATAATTATGGCAATACGATTGCAATCCCCACATTGTCTGTTAATGATAAGGGTTTGATTACTAGCATCTCTACAGTGACACCCGATACGGTGGATACATTAGAGTATGATGCCACAAATGACAGACTGAGAATTAATACCCATAGTGGTCAAAATAAAGACGTTTCAATCGCTCGTGCTACAACAACATCCAGAGGTGTCGCATCCTTTTCTGCAGATCAATTTTCTGTGGATGCCTCTGGTGTGGTTACACTAGCATCTGCTGAAGAAGGTGCGGTAATCGGCATAAGTGATACGTATCAAGAAATCGAGGTTTCTCGTGATGCAGGTGTGGTAACAATTGGACTTCCTTCAGACGTTAGAATTCAAAATGATCTAACCGTGGATAATAATTTGCTTGTATCTGGTTTTGCAAGGGTTAGTGGAAATACTATTATCGATGGAAACTTGACTGTTGCAGGTAACACGGTAACAATCGAAGCAACGGATCTTTCAGTAGAAGATCCATTTATAACTATTGCATCAGGACAAGGGTTGCCTACTCTGGATGCAGGAATCACGGTTGATCGAGGGTTTGAAAATGATGTAAGTATCCGTTGGAATGAAACTATCGATAGATGGCAATTTACTAACGATGGTGAAAATTATGCAAATGTTCTATTCACAACTGATGTTCCTGATACAACTTATACTCCTTCATTTAGTGGGATAAGTGGTGGTGCGGGTGTTAACTTTAATATCACAGAATATATTGATGGCACTCTAAATCAGAACTATGCAATGGAATTGCGTGAGGGCAACAACATTGAAATTACGGCAAATGATAATAATACCCTTACGATTACTGGAACGGATACGATTACCAATATTGGAGATGGTATTACAAATGGTTCAGGAGATATCACATTTACTGGCACCGGAGGAACGGTAACAAGTTTCGATGTCTTAACGAAGACTCTAGAAGTTGCAACAGATTTAAATGCTTATTTCACGGGTTCTGCTTTCAATTCTTCAACTGATGTTCTAACATTAAGTCGTGGTGGCACAGATGTTCAAGTAAACCTTGGTGGACTAAACAACACATTAAATGAAGTTTTAGGACTGGGAAATGTTACACAGCTCCCAATTAAAGCAGGGACATATGGGACATATGATTCCACATCAACCCTATACCTAACTCGAAATGAAACTAATGAAACTATTTTAGAAGCATCCGGTGAAGCATACAAAATTAATGCTCAGGGACTTGACCGTAATGTTCAAATTAGTTCGGATGGAAAAGAATTCATGTTTTTTATGGATTCTGGGTTAAACAGAATTGGTATTGGTAAATCTGATCCGGGTGTCGATTTCGATGTAAGTGGAACTGTCAGAGCAGACTATTTGCGTGGTTCAATTAACTATTCACAAATTGCAGATTCCCCTCCAGATTTCACTGATTTAACTATCAGAGACCAAGATGAATCTACAATTATTATTAATGGTAATACTATTTGGTCTGTTGTTGGATCAAATGGACTAGAAACAGTTGCATCGGCACCCGGTGGTGAAAACAAAACCCTAACTGTTCAAGTTGATACAGATGGAACAATTAGCACTGGATCACTTGGAGTGGGAATCATTGGAAGTGGAATCATTGGTGAAATTAGAGCAACAAATGATATCACTGCATTTGCCGCATCTGATCGCACACTCAAAGAAAACATTCAACCCATCGAAAATGCTTTGGATAAAGTTAAGTCGATCAATGGTGTTACTTATGATTGGAAGGATGAGTACATTGAAAGAAGAGGTGGTGAGGATGGCACATTTGTTCGTAAGCATGATATTGGTGTCATTGCACAAGATGTGGAACAAGTCTTCCCTGAAATCGTTGCAGAACGAGATGATGGTACTAAGGCAGTCAAATATGAAAGACTCGTGTCAGTGTTGATTGAAGCAGTTAAAGAACTTTCTGCAGAAATCGATGAACTCAAAAAGAATAAATAGAGTATAAGTTGAGGACACGACATGGCAGCGAAGGCAAACATTGTACTTGATCAGGGTGCAGATTTTCAAACTACGATCACGGTTCGGGGGGATGATGGTGCTGTAACAGATTTAACTGGATATACTGCATCTGGTTCAATTAAAAAACATTACACCTCTCTCACCTCAATTGATTTTACAATGTCATTTGAAACTCCTCGATCCGCTGGACAACTAACACTGTCCTTGACAAGAGCACAAACCGAGGCAATGGAACCCGGTCGATATGTTTATGATGTAGAGATTACAGACTCATCAAATTTTCGTTCAAGACTTGTAGAAGGTATCGTCACGGTTACACCGCAAGTTACTACATCTTAAGGGAGTTTACATGTCTGATTTTGACATCAAGATGGGCAAAAAGAATAAACTCTCTGTCGAGTTCGAAGATCCACAACAAAAGATCACCCTAAAAAACCAACCTGCTGACAAGAAAGAGATCAAGACTCTCAATGATGTCATCATGGATGTTGACGCTTTAAAGGATGGATCTCTTTTACGGTATGAAGCAGACACCCAAACCTTCAGACTGTCCACTGGTTTTATTCAACTTAATGAAGATTTCCAGTATAAAGTAGAAGGTACAATTGTTCCCAACGAAGAAGGAACATTTGACTTAGGTACACCGGACACTCCATTCCGATCTTTATATCTTGCAGGTGAGACCCTATACATGGGTAACCTCGCAATTTCAGATGCGGGCAACGGATCGATTGACCTATTCGATGCGCAGACAAACACATTCATCGGTTCACTTTCAACAATTACTGCAGAACAAGCAGACATTTTTAACCTTTTTGTTGATGGTGTTGCAAACCTTAATGCGGCATATATTGGTAACAATGAAAATCTGATTACCATTGAAAATAATATAATTAATGCAAGTAATGGTGATATCTATGCGAACAATGTCTATGTAAACTCAAACCTTCAAGTTAACGGTGACATCATCCTCAGAGGTGATTCATTACAGTTTGGTGATGGTGGGGACGTTATTTCACTTGGAGCAACAGTCAATACAAGCATTGTTCCTACCGATTCGGACTCATATGATTTGGGATCGACACTCAGTATCTACAGGGCAGTTTATGCGAACACCGTAACAAATCTGTCACCCCCTATCAACGATAAAGATGCAGTTAATAAGGCATATGTTGATGCAGAATTTGTCACTATTAATAGTGAAATTGCGGCAGTAAATGCATCACTTGCAAATACGATTGACAATCTTGTATTCACTGCAAACGGTCTGGTTATGGGTACAGATCAAAATATTCAAGACGGTGCGGTAACTGATATCGAAGCAAATACAACAATTTACGACGCACTTGATAAACTGAACGAAGCAATGTTAAATGTTCACAATGGCACTTATGTTCGTAATGTTTCATTTATTGCAGATCCATCTTCAGGTGGTATCGGAACAGAGGTGACACTTACATTTACGATCACTGGGACACCAAATCAATACGTAATCGACTGGGGAGACGGAACTGTCGACACAACATCTAACTCGTCACCTTCACATACATACACAGACAACTCAGGTTCACCCTATACAGTAGCAGTTACTGCACGAAACACCGATGGATATGGTGCGCAATCGAGTGCATCATTTACTCGTACTGAATATATTATTATTTACACTGCTGATCCCGTGCCCTCTTTCAATATTTTCAATATTGAAACAGGGGGTAGTGCGATCACGGAAGCAAACACAGGGCAAACTGTTTATTTTGATAATAATACTAATAATTCTACTGGTATTGATGCTGAATACACTATTAATTGGGGGGACGGTTCAATTGTTAATGCAAATAATACGGTTGAAGGCGGGGTTGATGGAGATCGTTTGCCGCATGTGTATAACACTTCAACAGGTACGGGTCGTAACACCATTACTCTTACAATGGTCAATCATGAAACCGCAGACCCATCGATCTTTCCGTTGACTGCAACAGAGTCAATTAAAGTATTTGATCTTGCGATCTCAGCACCGAATGATATCACAAGCAAGACTATTGCGTGGGCAACAACATCAGTTGGATCGGCACCTAAACTAACGGCAGGTTTTGTCGAAAATGCAACTGGACTTTCCGCAGGAGATACTGTTAACAGATACACAACAGGCACTATCTCATCGTCTGCTATGAGTACATACTTCCATACAACCGGAAGTGTATCACAACATATTAATGATACCACTACAGGTACACCGACTGTCGATGAATCGGATGTTGACTACTACAATTTAAATTCAAGTGGACAATCTGTCAGTGCAGTGAATAGAATCTATGCACCAAATTTATATGAGACGGGAACCAAGGCAAGAATTTCTCATGACATCACTTCAGGATCGGTCGGTGTAAACAAAGCAGAATTGTCTACAACCGAAGGAAATTCTAATGAATTATATTATGTCTATGATGACATGACTACCCCACCAACTGTCGATGTTTCCGGTGCAACTGTAGCAGAAGGTTCTGTAAGTTATAACTATATCTCGGGTGTTCCATATTATGACAGTGGGGATACTCTAACAGTTTCTGGTATTGTTGTCAATGACTTGACAGGACAAACATATAAGAATGACAGTTCTCCTTTTACTGTAAGTGGAACTGTTTTAAACAATCAATCTTATACATACACTCAAGCATTGCCCGCAGGAAATTTAACTAGTGGGATACCTAATGCAAACATTTCCATCGTTACACTAAACGATATTACTGTATCCATTAGTTCTGCTGACTCTACTGGCACTATATCCTTTACTGCTGAAAATGTTAATGGAAATGACAACGAAACAATCACCTCACCAATTATCCAAGCATTCACTGGCAATGATGTGATTAACGAATCTGCTATACCTGTTTCCGATAATCTTGGATTCGTCTACACGAGTGATGGTGTTCGCATCACTGGATTCACTGGTGCTAATCCTTCTTATAGCAATACTACAGATTACTATGTTAACAATATATGGAACGGCATAGTTCCTGTTGCAGGAACCGACGAAGCAATCGTTCGTTATGGTTCATTATCACACTTTGATGAAGATTTGTCGAGTGGTTATTTGCCTGTCGGTCCTGACCTTGCGACTGGTCGTT